ATGTGCGGACGCTTTGCTCAATCACAAACCCGTGAAGAATATCTGGCATACCTAGCGGATGAAGCCGAGCGCGACATCGCATACGACCCTGAGCCGATTGGGCGTTACAACGTGGCGCCGGGGACTAAAGTTTTGCTCCTGAGCGAACGAGACGAACAGCTGCACCTCGATCCGGTTCACTGGGGTTACGCGCCAGGGTGGTGGGATAAACCACCGCTGATTAATGCCCGGGTGGAAACCACGGCAACCAGCCGGATGTTTAAGCCCCTCTGGCAGCATGGCCAGGCGATCTGTTTTGCGGATGGCTGGTTTGAGTGGAAGCGTGAAGGTAACAAGGAACAGTCCTATTTCATCCGCAGGAAGGACGGCAAGCCCATATTCATGGCGGCTATCGGTAGCGTACCTTTTGGAAGGGGCGATGAAACCGAGGGATTTTGATAATGACCGCAGTAGCCGGCCCGAACTTGTCGGCATTCACTAACCCCATCAGTCTTATGTCAGTAGAACTGTGATGAACTATCATGTGCTGTCAGCAAAACGACAAAGTGTAATACATAGCCTGCCACTCTATACGATATACAATCTCACCTAAAAAAATAGACTTTCACTATGCGTTTGTATAGTGTATAGATTATTGAAACCTTGATTTATATAATCATGTACCAGACTAGGATATTAGTATGAAATTTTCTAAAATAGATTACTCCCTCTTTATTGTAACATTATTTATTTTCCTTTTTTTTATGTCCATTCAATTCCCTAGCATGCACAAAGATGTAAAAATAACAGACTGGTTATCAGTTATTATAAATATATCCCTTGCTCTATTCGCGTACAAAGGATTTATTTTAGCAAATAGCTGGAAAGATGATTTAACCAGAGGCGACGGTTACAAAATAGCCCTTGAAATAAAAGATAATAAATTACATAACTTGAGAATGCTATCCCATCTTTTTACTAATGTTGAATTAGCATACCATTGTGTACTTAACGCTTTACACAATAAATCGGCTAACATTCCAGTAATGAATATAACTAATTATGATTTCGCAATAAATAACACTAAAAACATAGGTCATCTAATTGAAGGAATGAAGACCTGTACTCGCGATTTAGAAATATCTTTTAGAAACTTGAATAGTGTTGGGTGGGAAGTATCAGATGTAAAAAAAGAAAAAATCCAAGAGGTAATATCCATGATAAACGATACTTTCCCAATTATTTTCCCTATTTTTTATGCATCTCAACAGCTATTGGGACTTGCTAACGACTATTATGATAACCAACAAAACATCATCCCCACCACTTATAATCAATCCTCTCAAGAGAATTTACTAGAAATGATCAAATCAAATTCTGAAAAATTCAAATCAAAGACAGAGGATTTTAGTGAAAAATGCAGTAAGCTTCTTGATGATGATCTTTATATTCTTAATTTCTTCCACCCAATAAAGAAGGAATTTAATTAGATAAAGTTACGTCATCAGCCAATGAAGCAGGATTCGCAACGATATAAAATACGCCTTCGCGTTACAATTAATTCAACTCGGAACATCTCATGCTTTGAATTTGCTACGCCAATCACGTAACCTTCAGCAAGTCGCTGTATCTTGTAGTATAGCGAGGCGAAAGCATTTCTCGCTTCATCTGCCAGGCGGTCTGGATCCCCTGGCCGGCAAAGTACAGGGATCCTCTCCCATTTTTCGCATTGAGATGATCCAAGACCTCCATCAGTTTTTCGCTGTTTTGCCGCGGTGCATTATCGTCAAACAGATTTAGCTGAGCCACGCCCTGGCTGTAGAAATCCCCCAGCATCACGCCTGCTTTCTGGTAGCGATGCCCGTCTCGCCAGATTGCATCGAGACATTTTGTCGCCGCGGTGATGATGTCCCGGCTATCCTGGGTCGGTGTAAGCAGCTTTACTGATGCATTGTTCCCGTAATACGGCTCGTTAAGCGCAAAGGGGCTGGTTTTGACAAAAGCGGAAATAAATCTGCAATACTGATGTTCGCCACGGAGTTTCTCCGCTGCACGTGAGGCGTAGCTGCATATCGCCTGCCTCATCTCATGGTATTCCGTGATACGGCCGCCGAACGAACGGCTGCACACGATTTCCTGCTTTACCGGCGCGAACTCCTCAAGACCGAGACATGGCTCTCCGCGCAGCTCTCGCACGGTTCTTTCCAGCACGACGTTAAAATGCTTCCTGATAAAACGGATATCGGTATCCGCCAGTTGAAGCACCGTTTTAATGCCCATTGCCTCCAGTTTTTTACTGATGCGGCGCCCGACGCCCCAGACCTCATCCACCGGAAGCAAAGCCATCAACTTCCTCTGCCTTTCAAGATTAGACAGATCCACCACTCCTCCGGTCTGTCGCTGCCACTGTTTCGCAGCGTGATTGGCCAGCTTCGCCAGAGTTTTTGTCTGGGCTATGCCAACACCAACCGTGAGGTGCGTCCGGCGCAGAACCGTCTCGCGAATTTCCCGGCCAAAGTCGGTAAGGTCGCGACAGTTACGAACTCCTGTCAGATCGCAAAATGCCTCATCGATACTGTAAATTTCGCATCGTGGAGAAAGCTCTTCAAGCGTAGTCATGACCCGGTTCGACATATCCGCATAGAGCTCATAGTTGCTACTAAACGCGATAATGCCGTGCCGGCGAAACATGTCCTTTTGCTTGAAATAAGGCTCACCCATTTTGACGAAGGGCTTCGCCTCTTGCGAACGGGCGATCACACAGCCGTCGTTGTTTGACAGAACGACCACCGGCCGCCCCTTCAGGTCAGGACGGAAAACAGTTTCGCAGGATGCGTAAAATGAGTTCACATCGCAAAGTGCAAACATCTCAGCCAGCCGATTTGATGATGTAAGTTACGACCCCGAACACATCGAGTGTATCCTCGCTACCCACGACTATCGGCGAATATGCAGGGTTCATTGGGTTAAGTTGAACCCTCGGATGCAGTTGCAGCTTCTTAACGGTAAATTCCCCATCCACAGCAGCAATAACGATATCGCCATGAACTGCTGTCCTTGAGCTATCCACAACCAGAAGATCCCCTTCCCCTATGCCGGCGTCTTTCATGCTGTCGCCAGCGGCTTTGACAAAATACGTCGCACTGGGGTGGTTAACGAGCAACTCGTTCAGATCGATGCGTTGCTCAACATAATCCTGCGCTGGACTAGGAAAGCCGCACTGCACAAGGTCGCTGTACAACGGGAGCAGCATGATCTGGCGTAACTCAACGGGCGTGTAGAACTGCATGATAGACTCGCTCACATTTATACTGTTTTTATATACAGTAGTTTTAGCGGGGCGACATATCAATATAGATTTTAGCTATCAATTTACACCATTGACGTAACACATTGATGTAACGAGTAAGGTTAGTCTGAAAGTGTTTTCAGGCCTTAGCTGTTTGATGGTTTTGCGAACAATGCGAGGTTAAAATTTTTCAGCTATGGCAATGCCTTCACCTGCGATCTCTTGAATACGGTTCGCAGGTGAGCAAACTTAACCGGCTGGAAAATATTTATAAATCGTCTTCACCCCCTCCTATTACATCGGCTACCGACCCAATGTTTTAACTGCTCAGACCAGAAATATCTGGAAGCTTTAGGCATCTTCTTGGAAGATAGATGAGCGCAAAGACGCACACAGCAATGATGTTATGTAGTATTTTCCCCTTGAGTGTGCCTGCTCAAGGGGATTTTTTATCGCCGTATTGTACTGGCAAAAATTTGTAAATCGTCTTCACTCCCACGCCTGTCGCATCGGCCACACGCTACTGGACAGGCGCTTAGTCCGGTATGTTTCTCGCGCTACTACTGCTTACGTTAACGTCTGGTAATGATCTAGCGGCGCGACGTAAAGCGGCGTTGAAAGCAATTATAGTGACCGGCCGGCGATGGTACTTCACACGGTTAGAATGACTCTGAAATAAATAAACATCTTCTGGATAGCGTTCTCTTCTACGAGCAATCATCGCCTCCACTGGAGGGGTTGATTTAACACGTAGCTCCTTCAGGTGACCCTGTTTTCGTATCAGTATCAAGTCACCATCAATATCATCATATCGAATACTCAGCAGCCTTCCAGCGCTTAAACCCGTGTGAAAAATTAACGCCCACAAGTCAGCCCATGTATCTGAGATGGAAACAAGATTGCTGTTAATAGTTAAAAATTGCTCAAAACTTATTGTTTTCTTACCGTTCACGAACAAACCAAACTGTTTTCAAGGCTGAATGAATTGATTAAGCCAAACGTAACATATCAGGAAAAGTAGTGAAATCTTTGTCTTCAAGTCGCCGGGAGGTACTTGTAGATTGTTTTCACGTCCACGCCTGTCACATCAGCCACCTGCTGCCGGGTAGCGCCGTTCTCCAGCATTCTGCGGCACTGCTCCACCACATCTTCAGTCATTACCCGGCGACGGCCACCGACTCTCCCCTGCTCCCTCGCAGCGGCTAAACCCGCTCGGGTACGCTCCACTATTAACTCGCGCTCCATTTCCGCCAGGGCGCTCATGACGTGGAAGAAGAATCTCCCTGCTGGCGTACTTGTATCAATGCTGTCGGTCAGACTACGAAAGTGAATACCTTTATCCTGCAGCTCTGAGACCAGACTAATGAGGTCACGAACACTACGCCCCAAGCGATCCAGCTTCCAGACCACAAGAGAATCACCTGGTTTTAAGCGACGAATAGCACGCCTCAGCCCTGGTCGTCTGGCGTTTTTCCCGCTCGCTGTATCTTCGAAAATCTGCTCACATTCTGCGCGAACCAGCGCGGTTTTCTGCAAATCGAGGTTTTGATCGCCGGTAGATACCCGCGCGTAGCCAATCAGCATTATGCAACCCTTTGAAAAAGCTGATTGTAAATTGCCGACATTATTCGCGTAAACCTGGGTTCAGGCGAAGGGACCTCACTGGTCGCAAAGTTAGGTAATAAACCTCTTGTCGCGATCAGTTATTACAAAAATCAGGGGCTGTCCGATCAGGATGCTGTGCAGGCTGCTTTTGATGAGTCCAGTAACATCACTTTTGATACCAATGTCACTCTAACCAGTGCGATAGAATTTGATCGTTCGGAGCCGTGTACTGTTATTTTTTCCCCGGGAATTACAGTCACGAATACCAATTTTCTGCCGAGGCTAACAACGCACCCGAACCACAAAATATCAGGCACTACGTTCAGAACAAAACAATATAGCGCTGTGAATATCGATGGAACGTCGGTAAAGCACCAGACTATGGCTGTTGAAATGGCTGTCCATGACACGCTGCCCAGCGGGCCGAATTATGAGCCGTTCGTCGCTCTGATGGCTGCGATAGAATCGTTTAACTGTGAACGGCAGAAATTGTGGGGCATGAATATCCTGACAAATGCTCACAATCTGAAGGCTGGGGACGAGGTTTACGGAATTGAAGTCGACACGAATGTAGATGGTGTGCTGGATGGGGCCGGAAACTATTGCGGGGTTTACATTGCGGGCGCTGGTGATTTATCCGGGTCGTCTGGGTCTGACGGCGTTCGTGTTCAGCGATTGCGAGATGGCGTAGCCAAGTGGCAGTACGGCCAGCGCATTTTTGATTCCGTGACCGGGCTGGGGATATACGACGCGAGTAACTATTCCATCTTCGCTTCAGGTATAGCCCCTATTGCCCGGCGGCGCGATACGCAATCTGGTGTATGGTCGTTTATCCACTCAGTTTCAGCATCTGTAATTCCGTGGGGAGTGGATGATTATGGCGATACGTATTCCCGGCGGCTGTATTTGGGTACAGGCAACGGAAAAGCAAAAAACAGGGTAAACCTCGACGGTGGTGTGAAATTCCATACCACATCCTCAGCTGTCGCGTGGGGGCCAATAAGTGCCGGCGGGTATTCTGAAAAAGATGTGACGACACTGTTTGGCATTTCTATTGCTGACTGGACGAATTACACACTGGACGTGACGCCAGTCGGATACGCCGGGTCAATGCCTGTTGTGGCTGTTCAGGTTTATATCAACAGTGCGAAAACGCAGGCGTACGTTCGCATCATCAATATCAGTGGCGTGGCTTTGTCCGAATGTAATGTCGGGCTAAATGCCAAACTATGTGGCCACTCACCAACAAACTAATAAAAGAGGAAAATAATTATGGCGGGAGAAATGAATCAACTGACAGAAAAAGAACAGATTGTATTATCCTTAATGAATTTACTGAGGATGGATACGAATCTTACAGCGCAGGCAATGGCGTTTATTGGCGACAGCGTTCTCAATTACCAGCTGCTCATCAGATATTTTAGTGTCAGTAGTTTAACTGATGATGAGTCTAAACTAACGGAGGCGATAGAAAAAACCTCTAATGCGAAATCCTTATTTTAATGTACCCGCCAGCGCACAACTGGCGGGGTGTTAAGTTGTTGTTTTTAATGTAACTTACTGATACTTTGATGTTGTTCGTATATATTTCTCTGCACCTTCAAGAGACGTAACTGAAGGGGCGGCGATATTAGCGTTCTCAAAGAACTGATAGGTCGCACCAGCGTCAGCACTTACCATTACCACCGCCATATTCCCTGCCTCGGATATTGTTAACCCAGAAACTTTGAATGTCAGGCTTATATCTTCGCTTTCCGGGCTTAGCGGAATTCCAGTGTCCGTAGTTCGCAACACGGAAACGGTTCGATTAATAGAAAACGACATTTTGCACCTCCTTATAAATCAGCGAACATTACAAAACTGACCTGTATATTGCCTGTCAGTGTCAGCGGGTTGACGAATGCGCCAGTGGTTGCATCGTGGAGAACAATGGCGATAATCCCACCGGTTGCATCAGTTTGTATAGCTGCGGTAACTGCGCGCCCAGCGGTGTTGCGGTTAACTGAGACCATCCCAACGAACGCGAATTTTTTCCCTCCACCAAAAATCAGGCTAATGCTGGAATTCTGTGTGTATGATGTAATAGACGCATTGCCGCTACCGACCGAAACTGGAGTTGCATCTACGACAGCCTGGCTGACAGAAGTATCGTACAGTCCGCCAATGCCAAACCTTGGCGCGTTACCCGAGGCATACGACACTAAATTTTGAAATGTAAAACCTGATGCCCCATTGAACTGGAAGCTGAGCTTCAGTGCTTGTAACTTCAGTGTCGATCCGCGCGTAGTGTTATCCAGCATCAAAGAAACGACGGGGTTAGCTTTATCATACGTCAGGTTTGAAACTATCCCAGGGTGTGCGACAAGATTTCCGTCAAGAGAGGCATCCTCACCTTCAGCAACCCCAGACAAGCGCCCGTTAATGAACGTTTTACCATTAGAACTGGTAAAAATCTTCTGCCCGCCGGAGGATGGCGCGAGCGACCATCCATCGAAGTTAATGAAGCCACCGTAGTTGTAGATCGCGTAATTCGTGGCCCACTCGAACCGGCAGGCGCGAGCATACACGTGCGCCTCTCCCATTCCAGTAACCCTGCCACTCATATCCAGGAATAAATTAGAACCGTTGTGGTCAAGCAAAACTTCAACCAGATGCAGATCAAGAGAGTCCGCCGGAGCATTTTTGATATATATACCCATCCCACAGTTGAATATTTTTACCACATTGAGAGTCGTGAAAACCCCCGTAGCCAAATAACCGGTACTTGCATTGTCTGTTATTATGCTGAGTCCATTTCCTGAATAATTCTGGATATAGGTGTCACGGATATGTACGTCGAAAGTCGTATTTTTTATCACAACAGCATCGCCGGAAAACTTCCCAGATCCGGACAGGTTAGTCCCATCAATAAGACAACCTTGTATTTTGATATTGCTAACCATGGTGTTGGGAGAGTCTGGATCCCAGAGATAAAAATGGCATTGCTTATGCCAGAGACCTTTGATCTCTGGAGCGATAACGGCATTCGATCCAGCTCTTAAATACACTATCGCCCCAAGCAGCCCCCTTGTGCGTCCTGCACCCACGAGAGAAACGCCTGGCTTCATATATATCGTGCCACAGGCAAAGAACCCAGCAGATTTTGGAAATGTAACACTGGCAATACCGGCGGAGTCGGCGGCATCAATTGCTCGCTGAATTGCTACAGTATTTGTCGCTGAATTAGCGGTGTTTGAGTCACCGATTGCGCCGAACCAGGTTACGTCGAAATCGACAACACCAACCCGCTGCCAGTACCACGTTGATGAGCCAGTCGGTACGCAGATGGTGCCGCCGTCATCTGTCGCTGTACCAGCACGAGCCACGAACTCACCTCCGCCAGTGGATTCGTTAGCGTAATAGGACCCCAGAAGTATTCTCTGCCCGGAACGCTCAGGTATGACAGTTTTTAGTGCCGCATAACTGGCAACCTGCCCGATGTATTTAAAGCCTTCGCCTGAACCCAGGTTTGAGCGAAGAGCCGCATCACCGATGTTAGACCATTTCCCCGTAGGGTTTTCAGCCGACCACACACCGCCATCGTTCTCAGGAGAATCCCCGGCAATGACGTGCTCAAGCTCACCAAGATATTTGTACCAGGAGCCATTGTAGTAGACGATCTGCTGGCGATTGTCTACAGCCAGACCAACAGCCCAGTTGCCAAGCTCCTGCCAGCCGATAGCTGCAACTGCCTGCTCGCCGCGACCAGTGATGTAGTCGATAAAGCGGCTGAAGATCATCTCCATGCCGTGCCAGGTTTTGCGAAGCACACCTAACCGGTCCTCTAACTCCTCTTTTGTCCTGTCGTTAACGAATTTATCCACGTTTTCAGCGTTATCGTACAGGTCCTTTACGGCGGCGGAACCTAAAGGATTTTTCGTTTTATATGTGCTCATAGTCGCCCTATAACAAAAAACCCGCCGAAGCGGGTTGTTGAGAGTTATTTCTGTTTTATGCAATGTCGCCGGGATAACTGGCGTTGTCGTAGTCATAGAAGGACGCGCGGTACTCTTTGGCGGTAACCTGACACGTCCCGTCTGATTGTGGGGCAATCTCCTCAACAATGGCGTCATAGACATGACGCGTTGAGCCGCAGAACACCAGGCGAACTGGCTCAATGGCTGGTGAAGTCTGATCAATCTTCAATGGGTCATCAAAATCATTCAGATGGGGAACGGACAACTGATAATCCCCCACTCTGCTCGCCACCATCAGACCGGATGCAGAGCCATCCTGATAGCGGATCAGCGCACGGGGGTTTTCAAAAGACCAGTCCAGCGGCTCCGTAACGGTAAAGGTTGTCACGTCACCAGCCGTTGTCATCGCCTCCACCAGACAGGAAATCGTGTTGTTCCCCGGAATATCATCCGTGAGCACGATGCGATCGCCTGTGTTGTAGCACAGCGCATCCAGCTCGGTGGTGGTCTGGTATGTAACCCGCTGCTGAAGATACTTCATCAGGCGACGCATGCCGATCTGGTAGGCGTGATCCTGATTGAGCACCCCATCGAGTTTGTAGTTCTCGATTTTCACGGGCGTGGGATTGTCGGGTGTCCGGCATTTAACGGTCTCCTCCGCCCAGGTGACGCCGTTGATGTACGTCACGTCGACACCATCAAAATCATCGTCGGACGGCACGGTAAATCCGCTCTGCAGCTCCTCCACCATCTCATGCGGCGTTATGATCCCCGTCCAGGGCTTAATCCCCTCGCGGTTGACCGTCGCAAGGCCATCGCTTAACAGGAAGCGGGATTTCCCGGCACTGGCTATCATCTGCAGCATTTCCAGCGCCGAGATACTGTCGCCGGTGGCGAAATCGAAATTTTCGCCCCGTGGCGTCCAGTACGCGGACTCCAGTGCGTTGATGGTATCGACGTCCATCTCCAGCCCCAGCGAGCTCCCGACATGCAGCAGCGCCCCCGAAATGGTTCTGGCCGTTCCTGAGTCATAGGACCGCGTTGCCACAACGTTTACGCGGCGGTCTGACTGCGCCGCCAGCTTCCCGCCCGTCTCAACGGTCACCGCCATCAGCGACACATCGGGATAGGATGAAGGACGTATCAGCAGTCGCCCACGCAGTGCCTGCCAGTACATACTGTCTCGCGCGTTGTTTGAGCCCTGCTCATTGCGCCGACGGCAGCGAACTTCCACCAGCCCCGGAGAACTGAGGGTGATCCGCTCAGTGAAACCTAACCCGTTGATGTTTTTCAGCGCGTACTCGCCCTGGTGACTCACCCACCCCGATCCGGAACCGTAGACGCGATACTGTATCTCCCACTCAACGTGGCGAATCCGTTTTTTGCCCTTACTGTCAAAGCCGCAAATACCGTTCGGGAAAGAGAAATTCACCTCGAACATATCGACGGTCTCATTTTCAGGGCAAACCAGGAACGGCCCCAGCCAGCTCAGCGTGTCGTTAAGACCAGTGGCCTCATAGTCGAGCATCGTCCTGGCGGTGAATCCCGGCCACGACTCATCAACGGACCCATTAACCAGGCGCGCCACTGTTGCCGTTGTGCCGTCGGCAGAGACGATCTGGTACTCATTCCCGCGGTGAGCAAGTGAAAGCCGTTGCACACCTTCAGGCATGCCCGAGAATGCGGTTCCCGTAGTGCTGTTATACGCAAGCGTCACGTTTGCCGTTACCGCCGGGCTGCCGCCGGTTGATGCCGTGCCGGAGGTGTAAACCGGGGCATCACCGAAAACGGCTGCAGGCAGCGAGGAAGATGTGATTGCCCCACCAACGAACGGGCTGGCCGCCTCGGTTATCAGTACGGTACCGCCGTTGTCCCGTGCGACCAGGCCGGAGCCAGTGAGCCCCTCGGTGATAGCTGCCAGCAGTCCCGACATCGAGATGTAGTTCGCTACCAGCGACACCGTATAGGTGGTGCCCTGCCATGTGATCATGAACGTACTGGAGCTGGTCGAAAAGTCGTAGGTAACAGGAGCGGCACTGGACTGAATTTTTGCTGCACTGCCACCCTCGCCAGCCACCGCCTCCTGACCTGGGGTATATGACGCAATGACGAGGTCATAATCGACACTGTTGAAACTCAGCGTCACCGGCATACCCGCTACGGGAACAAGTTCGGTAAGCAACGAGCTGGCAAAGACACTGTAACCAGAAGAGGTGGAGATCAGATAATTTGTCGGCGCCTTAATTTCGACTATGGTCCCCGTTATCCAGCTGTCCGGGAGAGAATTATCATCCTCGTCGTCATCGTCACCATCATCTGTATCAAGACCTGTAAACGTTACGGATGCACCAGAAACCGTCATGCTGTCAGCGATAATATCGTCGGAATCAGGTGAGGTCTGGGCCATATCCAGCCCTGTTCCGCTTGATGTTCCACCGACCTCTGTCGAGTTGAACCAGTTCTCGCTGCGCTCATCGCCGGAAACATCCGCGCCGGGCGGAAAATAGGTGATGCTGAATCCCGGCAGCGTTGAAGCTGGCGTACTGCCAACCCGGATATCACCATTGGTATAAATCAGTTCACCGACACCGAGACACAGCAGCATCTGGACGCGCATTTTAGTAGGATAAGCAGCGTCGAACCGGGTCACAGGCTGGACCACATAATCAGGGTAGATACGCACCCGGCCAAACACCTCACGAATGGCATCACCGAGTTTTGCGGTGTTGGCCCGCGCCGGGTTCAGGTCGAGACTGCGCCCTGTGGATGATGTATAGCCCCCAGTATCGATACTGCTCATCATAAACAGCGAATAAGCTGCTGCAGCAACGGAGATACCGACACCTATCCACGCGATGGTGGCGGCCTCCAGCCCGAAGGGTACCGGATAAAGCCGGACATCACTTTCAGGGTGGATCACACAAGTAGCCCACTCGCCTGGCGGAATGGACAGACCGTCAACCTCAATGGTTAACGGCGGTACATCCCGATCCTCGTAACCTTCAACATTCACCGCCAGCCAGTTTCGAAGGCTGGTTACGCCATGTTCATGCGTTTCGAGAGGTTCACCGGGAAGCCGGGACGGGTAAAAACGAATGGTCATTGCCAGAACTCCACTTTGACAAATCGCCGCTTAAACCGCGCTAACGGAAGAAACGTTACGTTAGAGCCTGGATTGCATTCCGCCACATGCAGCAGGCCATCAATACTGACGACAATCCCCACATGGGTGACGGCTGAGCCGGAATAGCAAGCTACGCCAGCCCCTTCGCAGGGGTCGCAGCGCTCCAGAGTAAGCATCATTTTACGCGCCTCCCGGTCGAGGCCGCCGTCGTCTTTCGTGACCCCGGCAAAATCAGGCCAGAGAGGCAAGCCCAAATCGCGGCGTATCTCGTTCACAATGCCAAAGCAGTCGAGATCCGGCCATGAGCGCCCGCCCTTCAGCCAGGTGACTGAAAGGTATTTATCAGGGTTAAACATGATGGATTCCTTAGCTGATATAACGTAGTCCGGGGAAGACAGGGAGCGTGTAGCGGTAACGCGGCCAGGCCATATCGAGGACATTCATATAGCCCGCAGTGATCTGAACCTCTGTTGCCGTCCAGTAACCCGACTTGATTTTCAGCATATACGGTACCGCCGCAGGCGCGGCTAAATCCATGGAGATAAAACTGCGGTATGTCAGCGATGCAGATAACCTGTTAGCCAGGGCATTGCGGATCGTCGTGGACACAACACCATCTACATTGCACAGGGCGAATTTCAAATCTTGCGTACCGTCCGCGTTGCGCGCCGGCAGCGCAATGTCAATCGCGCAGGCGGTAAACGTTACGGTATTGCCGCTCTCTGTCGTCGCCGTAATATCCTCATACCCCTGGCACAGGTAGTGAACATCTGAGCCAACGGTGATCTGCAGCGTTTCAATGATCACCTCCGGCCCGCTGCTGGCATAGAGCCTGTTAAGTCTTGTCATGATTTTTACCCAATAAAAAAGGCCACCCGAAGGTGGCCTTAAAAATTGGTGTCGAATGTGGGTGTACCCTCACCGGTAGGATCGCTATTCCTCACTTTATTTCACGCTCCGGCTACGGAGCGGCATGAAGGACTTTCCCACAAATCGACACATGTTATTATGAAGGTGAAACGGTTTTAATCAAGCCTTTGGCCACTCCCTGTTAACTGCAAGATCAAGAATATCGCTGTTTACAATGAAGTCAGGAAAATCGACCCATCCATCAGGCAGCACAGGTCGTTTCCAGAGTTCTAGTGTCGCTGTGAACTTCCAGTAAATCGGCGCCACCAGTGTTGGCCCCTCATAGATATCAGTGAACCGACATTTATAAAACTCCACCCCCAGCGGGGTTTGTAGCTTCATAAAAAACCAGTCAGCGCCATCCGTTATTTTTTCCCTATACCAGGCTTCAAACACCTGAGCCTGACCGTCGGTCTCCATAAACCATGACACACTGGCCTGAGTTGGAGTTGACGTATATGCCCGGCGTTGCCGCGCGCGGCCGGTGGTTAGCTGGGTTCGTTTTAACGGGCTTACAGGCTGGAATCCGTATCCCTCCTGCAGTGGCATTGGAAGATAGTCATGTGGGTAGTAGATATCAGTCATGCAGTCTCCCGGTAAAGTATCTCGAATAAAATTTCACCATTAGCCTCAGGAGGTTATTCATTTCAGAATAAAGCACGATGGAATCGAAGAACGCTCTGATTTTTGGTTCAGATTAACGAAGATAAAAATCTTATTAAATCGAAACAAACACACAAGGCGATATATTTATCAACTCACCTCAAGAGCTAAAAGAAATCAAAAAAAACAGCATTATCAATACATTAATTTTATTGAATTTAATGTGAGCTTACATTGTTTCGGCACAGCCCCATATCAAAATAAAAAATGGCGATGCGCCGACAGGAAATGTACGTCAATGTAACTGCTTGTTTAAAAGCAACTCCTGAAGAAGAAGCGAAATAGAAACAAAGATCAAAACCCCACAAAAAACAATTTTTGCAAAATCATAGTTAAACACGGTTGTAAGCGTATCATTATTATATAAGTGATTATGCCTATAGGAATAAGTTGTGTAGATTTCATCGCATATTTCAAGAATTCCACCGACAATCAAAACAAGCCAAAGAAATGAAAACTTCACTCGGACCTCCTTACGTTTACGTCTCCTATTGAAGATAAGTCCGCCAATAAAAAGAGGAATCATAAAAGCTATGAAGTCTTTAAATGTAAATGTTAACAACGCTTCCATTAATAAGATCCTTGTGTTTTCTTGTACCTACTCAGATTGTTAGACTTACCTACCTAATCAAGTCTCAGCTAATGCAGTTTAGCTTACCTAGGGCCGTGTCGTGTATAGTTTCCTTTTAGAGCGTTGCCAAAAGCCCCTTGTGGCATGGTAACCTCCTTTGTGAGTTCACCTTTTAACTGCCTAGAAAGCTGTCGATTATTCTGATTGAGTGTAGCGCTCAACTGCTCCGGAGTAATACCCTGGAGATGAAACTCCTGATTAATCGGCGCGTGTACAGTTGTTTGCCTACGGTTATCGCTGTTAACGTTCTGAACACCAGTACCAAACCCTGTGCGCCCCAGAGTTGCATCAAGCGGTTGGCCATTTCGAAGTGCCTCAAGCTGAGACACGCCGATCCGGTTCGTTGACGCCTGGTCGAACACGTACTCTCCTTTGTGAACAATACCCGCGGGCTGATACTTACCACCGGGGCCGGTGTAACCGCCGGAGGCGAAGCCAACTCCTGAAACAGCCTGGATATTTGAGACGATACTGGCGGTCTGCGCAGCGATTGAGGCCATAGCGATGATGTTGGCCGGATAAGGCGCGCTTACTGCACCACTTGCTATAGCCTGCTGGATTTTCACCATAGAGTCAGCGATAGCGAATGCCTTGCTCGCAGCAAAAGCAACCTTGTAGATTGCCGATTGCTCACCAAACCCCGTTCGCATGATTTCGGCGGTACTATCAAACAAGGACTGCATGGACGCAGATATGATGGTGTTTTTCTGAGCCTCTATGACCTGATTTGCATCCGCTGCACGCTGACGAATAGAGGTCATTCTGGCCTCACCCTCGGCAGTTATTTCTCCGGCCTTCGCATAAGCTTCCTCCTGAGCTGCCAGCCAGCGCTGGAGCTCTTGATGAGCCTGTCCATATTCGTTGATTTGCCCCTGCATCCCCTCAAAAGTTCCTGAGAGTCGCCCTCCTGTGGGTGTCAGGTTTCCTACAACATTACGAACCGTCGAGGGCAGTTGCATATCGGTGTTTTGATAAATATCTGCCCGCGTTTTTTCATATTCACCGGGTTTTAGTTGCCCGGTTGCTTTGGCCTTCTCCAGCAGTTCAAGACGGGTTTTAAGCAGATCGTTGGTCCGCTCATCCTTCGTCTTTACCTGTTCCTGCATCTTCCGGTAGTCGTCCAGGGTCTTAACAGAGTTTTGCAGTGCCTCCTGCTGCTTATACGCCTGGAGGATTTCATCTGAACGGGAAAGGATCGATTTCTGGTCAGCTGTGAGCTGCGTTTTAGACTTGAGGTCAGCAATTTGCTGTTCGAATTTAATCCGCGCCTGTGTCGCGCTGTTAAGCTTGTCACTGGCATCTAGTTGGGACTGCATGGCAGCAGTCTGCTGGTTTATCTGGTCAAGTAACCGGGTTGCAGCATCCTCTGTATAGGCTTTCCCCTTAGGCGTCCTGGGTGTTTTTGGATCTTTATAACGGTTGTTTATGTTCTCGCGCATGCGCGCTTCGTCTTCAGCAGAGATAACCGTGCCAGCCGCCCTGGCCTTTATCATCGCCTGTATTAACTTGTCCTGTTCTTTAGTCCTCTTCTGCGCATTACTCAATGCTTGTTCAGACTGCTGGTTAATGAAGGCCATCGCCTTGATGCCTTCGTTTTGAATTATCTGTCCTTTGGCGCGAGCCTGGTTCAAATCATCCTGTAGATTGATAACACCAGTGAGAATATTTACATCAGCCTGAGCCTCGCCACGTAAGCCAGTAACGTTACCCCACACATCTCGCGTATATCCACCAGCGGCAGTGTTTACCAGCTTCTGAGCCTCTTCCAGACGCTGCGCAAGAGTCGCCTCTCGGCCTATGTTAAGCATGGCATCCCATGCCCCTTTAGCCGTATCGCCGAGAGTCTTCCACGCAGACTCAAACAGGCCTAGGTTGTCGGATAATTTTGCCGATCGCTCTTCAAGCATTTTGGAATATTCCTGCGTTGCTAGCGCGGCAGCATCCTGCGTTTTCCCTTGTTCCTGAAGGGCCTGTATTTGTCTGTATATATCAAGCGTCAGGAAGTTATATTTTTCATTCAACTCCGTTACCGCACTGACAGGATTCGCCGCGATCTTCTCAAAGTCGCTAACCAAAGTACCAGCAGCTATGTCGGATGCATCCGTCATAGAGACAATGGCATGAGTTACCATTTCTATCGAATCAGCAGCAATTTTTCCGCTGGACACAACATCGTTGAGGATTGCAGCAACATCACCAATAGGGTTTCCAGTGTCAGATGCTACTCGCGAGGCCATGTCCGCCAGCTTCCCGGCAGTAGCCCCGGCGATGTTCCCAGTCATGATTAGCGTTTTGTTGTACTCCTGCTGTTCCTGGCTGCCTTTGTACCATGCATATGCAAGGGTGCCGACGACCGCAATAAGCGCTCCGATCCCGATAGTCATGGGATTCAGGAATCCGGTGAGTTTTTTGGCATTCTCTGCATTTTCAGACAATGAGTTAGCGTTATCTGACAGGGAATCGCTTGATTCATCGGCGGCATCTCCGGCCCCCAGCAACTGCTGTTTTATGATCTCGAACAGATTACCCCAACCGCCAAACGAATCAGCGATCTGCGAACCCTGTTGCATGAAGATAGTGAACAAAGGCATACCACCAGCCAGGCCAACAGCAATATCATTCAACTGCGCGGGGAGTAATCGCATGGCATTTTTATACTGCCCTGCCGAGATGGCCCCATACCGCATTTCATTGCTGACCTGATTGAGCCCTTTCTCCGTCAAATCCAGCTTATTTGAAAGCTCTGCGTGGTATTCAGGCGTAAGCAGCCCGGCATCTTTGGCTGCCGACAGTTCAGCTCGCTGTTTCTTGATTTTATCTAACGCAGCTGAGAAAGGGTCAAGTTGGCCAACTAATCGCTGCAACGAAGCACGCTGCTCTTCCTGAGCCTTTACTGCCTCACGTTCTGCCTGCGCTTCTCCGTTCAACTCACGGCGAGCTTCGGCAATTTTGGCACTGTAGGCATCATACTGCTGGATACTAAGCGCACCACTATACGTATATTCGAAAATTTGTCGCTGCTGCTCGTCAAGAGCCTGTAATGCGTGGGTTACGGGATCAAGGCGAGCCTGTAATTGCGTGAGAATTCGCTCTTGCTGCGCCTGTTGCGCTGCTGAATCCTGAGCAGCTTTCGCAGCTTCTCTCTGGGCCTGCGTAAACCCAGTCAATTCATCCTGAGCAGACTGAAGACGATTGCGGGTTTGATCAATGATGGAACTGTAGTGGCTGAATTCCTCAGCCCCCAGCACACCAGATAGATTTGCCTTTTTCAGCCGCTCCATTGCTTTATCCAGCTCATCAAACGCCTTTGATGTAGGATCCAGCTTATCCAGTAATTTTTCTATTTCTTCCCGCTGCGACCTTGTTGACTTCGCATTTTCGATAGCGTGTTTTGGTCCAACCTTAAGATGTGAGTTTAGATCTTTAGTAGCTGCGGAAAGATTATCCGTTGCGAACTCAGCTTTTTCACCCTCTGCTGTTATTTTGTTTAGAGCACTGGCTAAACTATCCGCATTCTTTTCTGCTCCGGTGCTATCGAGAATAATAGCGAGGCGGGATGTTTGTTCAGTCATTACCTATCTCCGGACAATAAAAAACCCCGCCAAAGCGAGGTTGGAACTTTTTGAAACTGTCGGGTCTTTACTTCATTGGCGGTAAAACATTATTGCTACGATAATCACCGCAAAGACAGTAATTGCAATTCCAGCGATTAACTTTACATTGACATCAGCCAGCCTATCACTAGCTCCAGTATTGTCAGTGTTAGCTATTATCTTCGAAGGAGTTACATCACTCCCGCAATGCTTGCACTTCACCGCTTCGGAATTTATTAATTCTGCGCAGTAAGGGCATTTGACTGAAGTTCCGGACGCTTTTAGCTTATCTCCCACCAGAGCAATAATGATACCTGCGATGGCTACGAAACCTCCAAATATCATGTAATTTTGGCGCGATGACATTAATCCAAGATTGTTAACCCTATAGCCACCGCTTGTCGCTACTGTCACATCCATAAATAGCGCCGATACAGCAAAGATCACCCCTATTACAATCGCTAAGTATCCAATAATCTTCACTTGTCTACCCCATAAATTAAAAAGCCACCCGATGGTGGCTTTATCAATCAGCTTGCGTTCTCACAACCCGGCAGGCTGCGGTCAATCACAAGATTACCCTCAACACGCAGACCAATCTTACCGAACAGGAAGGAGTGGTTAAGTTGAGTGACAACTACGTCAGACAGACCAACTGCACAGCGATCTTTTTCAATCGCTCGATCAGCGGCTGTTTTAACGTTCGGGATGCCAAGAGGGAAGATGATAACCGGATAGCTATCTTCTGCTGTTACACGTTTCCCTTTATAGAACTTACCCCCATTGAGGTTGTAATTTTTAGTACTCGCCACAGTCAAATCTGCAACACGTACTGTACAACCAGAAAGTAACAGCGCTCCAAGCGCCAAAGCGATGACTTTTTTCATTATATGTTTCCTTTGATTGCAATCGGAAACATCCTATCATCGACTTTCAGGAGCATGGACCACCATTAATGGTAGGTCAGTTGCTTCCTTTCTTATCTGCTGCACGTTTCTGTGCCTCTGCCCACTCATCCCTCCAGGCATCATCAAGGGCCAGTATCGCCGCGTCAAACTCAATGCGGTCGATCAGGATGGTGCGCGATGCCAGGTAAAGCTCAATATCGTTCAGGGATAGAGGGAGCGGCACTCCGGCCATGCCGGCATACTTCCTGCCGCGCGATATCATGGCGTAAGCGTTGAGGATCTCCCCAGTGACTGCATCGATTTCAGGCTCCTGAATGGGCGGGAGATTTAGTTTCTCCCTGCGCCACTTTGCTTTCTCACCCTGTTCGCCGGCGAATTCCTTTAGCCACTTTTGGGCCTCTATGGCTTTTTTACGGTTTCCTGAGTCTGCTGCTCCTTACCCTGAGCAATGGCCGCAGCCTCAGCCAGAATAAGCCAGTACAGAGAGGGGTTTTGCTTCAGTAACGCAACACCACGCTCCGGTGTATACGCTACCGCCGTCTCCGTACCATCCACCAACTCCCCCACGCCTTCCCAGTCTTTCAGAAGAAAGCGCGCGCAATTGTCGATGAGAAGATCATCAACCGAGTCAATCTCGCCCACACTGGCGAGATCGAAAGCATCCGTACCGACCTGGTAGCTCGCGTCCATTTTGTCGATATGGCGCCGCACCAGCGCATTGCGTGAGCGGTATTGTGGATTCTCGCTACTGGCCACCAGCAGACGGAGTTTAAATAGCGCCTCGTCTTCCGGCGTGAATTTCTTTTTACTTCCTGCTGGCTTTTTGTAAGGGAAAAACCAGCGTTCTCCGTTCAAATCAATTTGAGAAGAAATAATCAGCATAAAGACTCCCAAAAAAGCCCGAGCCGCGATGACTGCAGAACGGGCCAGGTAAATTAAGGCGCGGTAACGGTGATTTCGGACGTTGCGGTAACGGTGCGGGCCTTACCGGTGATGCTTGCAGTACCGGCTGCGTTACGTGTGACTTTCGCTGTTTTCTGCCCGGTAGAAACCACGCTGGCGATAGTCGGATCCGATGACGTCCACTGGACAGTCTCAGTTGAATCAGCTGGCGTAAGCGTGGCGGTTAACGTCACCGTGGATCCCTCGGCCCCAGTTGAAGTGGCTGGCGCAACACTGATTGCCGTCGCCGGCACTTTGGGGACGCGGGTGATAGTTGGTGGAGTATTGGCCGCGGTGATATCCAGCTGAACCTGAACAATGTCAGTGCTCCCCGCATCCGGCCAGTCGCCGGAGATCTGCACTTCCGGGAAATCGAAGGTATATGCGCCTTCAGCATTCTCCAGCGTGAAGCTAAACGGCACCGTTTCGCCGGTGAACGTTTTTTTGTAAACCTCCCAGGCAGCCTTTGACCATGACAGCGTGATTTGACCTGACGGGGTAAAGGTTGTCGGAATGTTTGCGCCGGCGAATGCCGAACCGGTACCGATGCAGCGCTGAGTCTGCATATTGTTGTTGAACTGGATGTTGAAGGTGTCGACGCAGAAACCTGTCCCGCCATCAACACTATTTAGCCGGATGTTCGTGACCTCTTTGAAGGAGTAACGCAGCGCCCCCGCTAAATCCACCGGCGCGGTGAAATAGCTGGTATCGTCCCCCTTCGTCTCCCAGTCCAGCCCTGCAAACGTAATGGTTGCAGTGATATCACCATCGGCCGGGATTTCCATCTGGAAGGTACCAACCTGGCAACCGCGGGCAATCTGGGCGATCCCCACATCACTGGCAAAGGTCGCCACGGAGAACGTAATACGACCATTACCCATCGTCAGCACGTTATTTACCCATTCGGCGCCGAAACAGCTGGCAAGAAAATCGTCATGCTGATTCCAGCGAAACCGTGTGCCGACATCGCCGCCGACATCCACTGTGCCGCGTGAAACACCCTGCGCCATACGGTCACCAGCGATTTCGTCATTGTCGTTGGTGTTCTGCGTTGGTTTCAGACCAAATGAAGAACGCCGCAGCAGGTTCCACCCTCCTGCTATTGGCGTGATTCCTGGCGTTGTCTCGCGAATAAACGCGGCTACTACTTTTGCACCTGAGCTCACAGGAGCCTCCTGTTTTTTGTGCGCTACAGAGCGCGATAAGGAATTTGAAGATTGAGCTGTAACCAGCCATCGGTCTCACCAGCCGGCACAGCAGAAACAGCGAAATAACTCAGCTTTCCATCGTCCCTGAACTCGAATAACTCCGTTAGCTGATCGGCCGTTCGGGAGATAAGCAACGTCCCGGAGCCGACCGGAACAAACAGCTGAATGATGAGTAAGCCCGTCCTGTGGACGACCGGCCCATCCCCGATCTCGGTTGCGCCTGCCTGCCCTGCAATGTTGGTGAGGCGGGCCCAGATATCGCGGTTGCTGGGGTCAAATACCGGACCATTGGGATAATCCACCGCATCAGAGGCAATAGCGGTCTGTGCCGCCATTCGGGAAATGACAGCATTTCTGATTTCTGTAAGGGTCATTTGTAGGCCTGAATCACACCATTAAACGAGACGGCATAGACGCCTGTCGGCGCCTGCGTTGAGTGGCCATTCTCCAGGGGCACGGAGTACGGCAGATTCGACTGGATGTAAATCACCGAGTAGGCTGGCGCCTGGTCAATAATATTTTTGCCATTAAGAAACGTCATTGCCCCGCGCGGATCCGGTTCGGTCGGGACGGAGTGATCGGGTTCGCCGATGCTGACAAAATGCGATGCCCTGAAGGTTCCTGCGCGATACTCAGCCGGCCGCCTGATATCCATGCTGTCATTAACACGGACTTTCTTCCTGAGCCTTCCGGTTTTGGTCAGGTTAGCAGGATCGGCATATAGAGATTCGTTCCATTCCCCAACAGCTTTGTTGTATTGAACCGCGGTCGCGTTGATGGCCCACAGCTCCGGGTTTCCTACCGGCGACCGTTGAACAATTTCATTCAGCAGTTGAATGGCGATTGTCCGCTGGCGTAGTTTGACATCTTCGGCCACCAGTCCGGCGAATGCCGCCGGGTCAATGTTCCAGCCCTTAGCCATATCACGCCCTCCGCAGTTGAATGGAGTACGCAGCGCCAGCAGAGTCAGCAGAAGCGGTGATGACCTCGTACCGCTGAAGCTCACCCGTAATCGGATCCGGTGCGATGATGATATGCCCGACTGCCGGCTTGTCGTTCACTTCGTTAATCAGGGCGGTTAATTTCAGGTCACCGTGCAGAATGTTAACGCCATCGATACGGCGGAGTTTATAGCGCGCCAGCACTCCACGCCCCGAGTAAGTCACCTGCGTTTCAGTGCCGGTTTCCGTTACCGGATCCCATGCGCCACGAACGGTGTAACTGCCGGTGAACGCCTTAACCGCATCCTGCAGATCAGTATCGAATGCTGCGGCGACTTCTGTCTGCAACTCATCACGTATACCCATCGCATTCACCACCGCTATGACGGAATTTAACGATCACAGAACCGCGAAGCCTACGGGTATAGATTTCACCATTTCGTTTCGCCCGGAGTGGATGAGGTGCAAACTCAACAACGCCCTTTGCCGGGTTTGCGTAAACGACATAATTGATCGGGTTTCCATTCACAAACACATCGCGAGGGCCGAGCCCGTCACCGGCATAATGCACATCAGTGTTTTGCATATCACCCCCTTACCAGCCGTACCTGAGACTGACTAACGCCATAGGGCTTTAGCATTGCAAGCGCCAGCTGCAGATCAGAATCAAGCAATGCCGAGCTGTTGGTAGCGAGTTCCGCGAAGGTCTTTGAAACGCTGACATCATCGGCATCTACCGTCTTACTCAGCAACACACCAGAATCGGTTTTCTGCTGATAAAGGCCACCATTCGAGGCCGCTAGCGCTGCATAGGCGCCAGCCTGCTTCACATCGTCAGGAATGATGATTTCGTGAGTTGCCTTATCGCACGGCATTTTCAGGTTAAGTCCATTCATCCAGGTATTAGCCATCAGCACAGATTTGGCTTTTTTGCTTTCATCTGTCCAGGTGGCACCGAGAATCGAATTGACGTCTTCAACGGTGATGAAAGTGATCATGCATCACTCCATTTCTTTCCAGCCGTGCGCCTTCCAGTTCTCCACTTCATCAGGGTGAACGTTGGCGGTATTGGGCGCACCCGGGAATGCCGGGAAATCGGTAACCATCGCCACCAGCTGCGATGTGGTCGATACGGGTTCGTTGTTATCCGCTTGCGTAGACGCAGTTTGCTCAGCAGCTCGTTGGGCGCGCTGCTCTTTTGTTAATCCGGCCATTAGCCCTCCACTAAAAAAAGGGGCCGAAGCCCCTGTTTATCAGCCCAGCAACAACGCTGAGTGCGCCGACTTAACTGCCGCTACGCCCCAGGACAAACCGACTTCGTAACGCACCTGGCGATACTGGCGGTACAGTGCTACCTGGTAAGTGATGCCAGATACGGGGTCAGTAACGTTCATCACATCATCCGCAGTATCGCCGCCCTGAGGCATTGCCGGGGTTCGGGATGCAAGCAGGAATGCATTGCGATCAAACGCCATGTTTGCGGTGTAGGCGCCACCAGCGGTAATAGCGGTGTTGTCGGCCAGTGCCTGACGTAAGCCAGGAGCAGCCAGGGTGATCGCTGTGGCGGTCGCAGCAGCAACAAGGTATTTATTGCTATCCCCGTCAAACGTCACGATGTCGCCCGCTGCAAAAGCACCTGTGCCGGTATCAATGGCAATCAGAATATCGCCTTCAGCTTTTGCTCCATTCACCAGGTATCCGGCAGCCGGAGATGCAGCGCGTTTCTTAACATGCGCGGATTCGTGGATGTTGAATCCTTCCAGTCGCCCCACGATACCTTCGCGCAGAAGCGCATCAGTACCAGACTCGTTTACTTTGAACAGAACAGACTGTTTACCGCGGAGGTTTGCGATAGCCGAAGAACCGAGAACCATCTGCAGATCAGTTGTCGGCGAACCGTTGTCAGAGAGAACCTGGCGCGCATTTGCCGCATCCGACAAATCACCTGCAATACCGAAAGGAGCGGTGCCGGCCGTACCAACAGCACGAGAGGATGCGAAATACAGAGCCGCGAGATCTGCATCCATCTCATTAGCCAGCGCGCGAAAAGCCTGCTTAAACTGATCAGCAAGAATAGTGTTGTATGTCCCTGCGGGCCCCAGCGCCAGTTGTTCCTCACCGTTCCATTTGACCGGGGCCATTTTGGATTTGGTGATTTTGACATCAACGGTGCCGATCGTCTGGTCGCCGTCATTTGGCGCAGTAGCCCCCGGGGTAATATCAACAGTGGTTGCCGGTGGCGCAACCGGCGCAGTAACAGTCTGGTCCTTCGCCGCCGCATCAGCTTTAGCATTACGCGATACAGCCGGGATAAAACCGACCTGTTCGCGAGATACGGTATCCAGAGCCGTGAAGATAGTCGGGATCAACCCGGTAAGCGTATTAGCCATGTGTATGGATTCCTTGGAGATTAAAATATAGGGTTGGTTGAGCTATCCAGCTCCGGCACCAGCAGCCATCCGGCGGCTGGCAAAGAATTAATCGACGATGGTGATACCGTCTTTGAGAGTTGATTGCTGATCTGTCGGGCTCAAACTGGTAAACGCATCGCGTTTCATCGTTTTCTGCCCGAGTGAATGCTGAGACTGCCGTGAGCCGCCTCCCTGGTTGCCGCTGGCCTTCAGAATGTGGTCTTTCTGTGGGTACTGCTCCACCAGGAACTCCAGCGCCTCATCAAAGGCCGCCAGTTCGCCCGGCTTCGAGCGGGAATAAATTTTGTTGCCAGAGCCATCATAGGCAACGACTTTGCCGTCCTCGACTTTGAAGGACTGACCGAACCGCGCCTGAAGCATATCTGCCGGAATTGCTACTTTATCTGCGATGAATTTCGAGCCAGAGAACCGACCGCCGATCATTTCCTGATAAAGCTGGCCTTCAAGGGTCGTCGCACGCTGAGTAGCTTCATCAAGCTGGGCCTGGAAGGATTTGGTGATATCTGCTTTAACCTGATCAACAGCGCCTGCGTCGATCAGTTTTTTCTGGTCGATTTTAGTCATCATCTCCAGCGCTTCGAGCGCCTTAGCCGGATCACCGATTTTGGCAAACTTAGCCAGACTGGCTTCAGCGGCTTCTTTGGCTTCACGATGAGATTTCGCCTCGCCATTCAGAGAGGAGATTTTCCCAACGGCCTGCACAGCATCAAAACCAACTTCCTGGCCGTCATCGTGGACGTAGACGGGTAAACCGCTGGAATCGACTTCTGCATAGCTTTTGCCGTTAACTTCGACTGTTTTCAGTTTCATGTGGTTACCTTTTCGGTGGTCATCCGACCGTTGCACCGCTCACCATCCGGATCACGGCAATAAAAAAGGCCGCCCGGAGGCAGCCTGATTGAAGACTTAAAAAGCTTTAAAGTCTGGCGTTGCTGAACGCCTGAGCATCCAGGTTACGCAGTTGCTCCAGAGTCAGCCATTCGCCCTTGTCGTTGTAGAAGTCATCGGGCGACATGCCGCCGTCACGAATCAGCCGGGCCCGGGTTACGCCAACGATCTGGGACTGTCGCGTGAAAGACTGGCGCGAGAACCAGCCCTGATAATCGGTATCCGAAGGCACCTGCCCGTCCATGCTGGCACGTGAGCTATCTGATATTTGCCCAACAGCAATACCCAGCTCATCAGACGATTTCAGGATGTAGGTTTCGACGCTGCGACAGCAGAAATGGATTTTCCCGGGTCCCTGCAGATACGGCACCTTATGGCCGATCGGCTTGTTATCCAGTGTGTACTTGAGGCGGTCGCGAATCCGACAGTCTTTTGATGTACGGTTATCCAAAGTGGATAACCACTGCTTACCCTTCAAAATGTCATCGTTCGCATCTGCAAAGCTTTTCCTGGCCGTAGAAGCAAGATGCCCCACAGCCGTTTTTGCAATACTGCCAGCATTGGTGCGGCTCATCTGCAGCGCGCCATCCTGATAGCCACGGTTAGCATGACCCCGGACCTTTCTGGCGATTTGCTCATGCGTATCGCCCAGGAGAAAACCCTGCCGCACTGTATTGGAAATTCTTGCCATCCTGTCAGCTTCAAGGTTATCTGCCCACTCCGAAAGCAGGCGCCCCTGAAACGGTTGTGCCATCGCAGTTGCGTAAACGGCATCCGGTGAAATGCCCACCAGCGGGTGAAGCGATAGCACATCATCAGGAATCGCAAACTGGAACAGGCTCAGCTGAAAGCCTGCTTCGTGCTGAGCGAGTTGCTGCAGCTCATCAGATAGACCCGCGTACATTGACTGCACAGCCTCGCGATTGAGAGCTCTGACACTAACGAGCAGCGCTTCCAGTCGCGACACGGTAAAGCTGTCAGCATCCAGGCTATCCATCGCTACCAGCAATCTGGCTGTCAGTTCCGCATCGCTGTCATTCAGGATTTTTATCATCCTGTTTGCAACACTGGTGCTGTACCGCGCTATCCATATCGCATGCGCTATCGATTCATCCTGAAGCTTGTCATTCGCCGTTGCCATTTGCACCACCCGGGTTACTCAGTCCGCCGGCCAGCGTGACCTGCTGATTTCGCAGCTCGTCGATTACCTCTTCGGGCTTCGCATCCGGATCGATAAATTTTAGGGCCTGCAAAACGCGAACAGCATCGACCTGACGTATATCACCACCCTGGCGGAGCGACTGAACAGCTGTTGCAGCTGCGGCATCAAACGTCTGGGCTGAAACATCCAGTTCGGTGCGTACATCGACATTGCCGCCTTCTTTCTCGCCCAGCCATTCCGCCATAATCTGCAGGATATTATCGAGCGCATCCTCAAGCGAGCTTGCCATGGTGTAGAGAGGTGAATTCTCCTGCATCCGCTCTTCGTGAGTCTGGTCTAAGGATTTAGTCGATGTGTTTTCCGCGCGCAGCAGTTTTGCGCCGGCCTGACGCATCTGGTTTTCCAGATCCTCAAGGGAAATCTTACCGGCTTCAATCGCAGCCCCGGTATGCTCGACATATTCCAGTCCCTGCCGCTGGCGGTCATCGAAACGAGTCGCAGAGGAAGAACCTATCGTCAACGTTTCGCCATCAGCCAGACCGTAAGCCACCAGCAACGGCACGCGAGCGACATGAAGGATGTTGTCCTGTTCACTCTGACTCTGCCAGTGCTTGATATTCAGTAAGGCGAGATTAAGCAGTGGCGGTGAACCGCGCATAAAGCCTGTGCGTTTTGTGTAAAGCGTCACCAGGGGAATATCATCGCGACTGGTTTCCCACTCGTCGTGAATCTGCCACTGGCTTTCGCCGTTATCACCTTTGTTTCGGCGATAAATTTCAACCTTGCCCGGCATGATATGGCGTATTTGCTCAACTTTCGTTTGCCCGTAATCGTCGCCATCAATAATGATGACCTCTCTGATACGCAGATCGGTCAGCATCACTTTCCCTTTAACCACTTTCGATTTCCAGCCGATGACCTGGCGAGGATTTAACATCGTGGCATACGGGCGGGATCCCGCGGCTTTTTCGTCGGCTTTAGTTTTTACTGCCTCCCGGTCAATTTTCGGGAAATCCACCAGCGCATGTACCAGGCCATACTGGAATCCGATGCTGAAAAATTGCTGCGCCCAGACATCGAGCCGGTTTCCTTCCATATCAATATCCGGCGACAGTTCCCGTATTTGTTCAGGAGAATCCTCACTCAATACCGTCGGCTCAGTAAACACTCGCCCGATGTTTTGTTTAATGGCCTCTTCATAGGCAGGGAGTAACGTTGCCGAAGCCAAACGCTCCTTATAACTTTCAGGATCTTCGTTCGGCCATTTCGGGAGATACTTCTTGCCCTGCCGGCGCATTTCCAGCGTGCCGCCCATCAGCGCATCATTAATATCCCATGCCTCAACCATGTCGTTATAGTCGAGGTTGGGCGTTGAAATATCAGGCATGGTTTTACATCCGCAGTTGGGTGACTTTTCCAGTCGGTTTGATAATCGGGAATTGCTTCACAATAAAATACCCACCGGCATCGTTGGGGTGATCGTTATCCGCCGTTTTATCCGGTTCACCGTTTTCGCCCCAAACCTGTTGCTCAAGCGATTCTGTGTACACCGGGCACCGCTTTACATTCACTTTGTAGCGACGTTCACCGTTACCATTGCAGAACATGGCATTCATCGCGTTGATGCGGTCTTTCACTGGCGGGTTTGATGCATTAACAACCACATTGAAGCCGGCCTGCTTAAGCTGAGCGATATCAGTGGCGCTGGCATTGCTGGATTTACGGGAATCGCCGGAAGCGTCCGGGTAAATATAGATTTCCCGTACCTTGCGATAATCGTTGCCGTCGTACAGCCAGAACCGTTCTTTGATGATGCGGATCATGTCAGGGGTGTCGTAAGCCTTAACGATTTCATTAACCGCAAACGGAAACCCCAGACGTAACACATGAACAACCCCGGCCATCTTCCCGACGTTGAAATCCATACCGATATACAGGGGCTCACCGGGTTGCTCTTCTTCCCGGCAGTTATTCAGCTTACGGTCAAACTGATGGTAAATCGTCCCGCTGGTAAGGTTGGTGAACTGGCCACGGAGATAAGCCTTGATCAGCTCCGGCGGGTATGACTCCATCAGCGACGGGATATAGTCCGGCGGCAGATTCTTTTCGTTGTCGAACGTCGAGGCCTGCACCAGGCCGTACAGCGTTGAGAGCGAAGGCTTATCGCGTACAGCCTTTGCGAACTGCTGATAAACGAATTTAAACCCTTCCGGCGTCGTGGTGACGTCGATCCCGTTACGAAGACCGTCCACGTTGTAACGCATACGGGCAATGATTTTTCGCCAGGCTAACTGCGCCTTTTTGGCGGGCATTACGTCGAGCTCATCAATCAGCGCATTACCGATTTTAAAACCAACGATGGTTTGCGGTTTCTCCATTGAGCGGCAGATCGTCGTTCCTCGGTACTGGCGCCCGGCGTAGAAGTGAACCTCTTTGTTTCCCTCGTTGATTTTGACATTCAGCCCCCAGTCGTGGGCCACCTCCTCAACAGTGGGATAAAAGATGTCACGGATCTGCGGATACGTTGGCGCAAAGTAACCCTGGTTGATTTTGGGGTGTTCCCACATCCCTTTGCAGATACCACCACAACCGACCCACGTCTTACCGGAACCGAAGCCGGCGACATAGGCCTTAAACTTGTACTGCATCGCAAGGAATTTGGCCTGAGGGATGTTAAGCGTCGGTGCTATCGCCATCCTCTTCCCTCACTCGTGCATCGACTACGTTGATATTGATTGCAACTGGCGTTGGTTCGTCATCCTCCGGGTCAGCAGCCAGCTCTTTGCGTAATTTTTCGACCTCCAGCTGCCGGCGCTCAATTTCAATCAGCTGCAGACGCTGGGCGAACTCGCTATCAGCCAGGCCGAGCCGTTTCATCACCGCCTCGTACATTCGCTCACGGCTAATAGCGGTAATCTCTACGCCATTCTTCCCAAGTTTAACGCCGGAATAGGCAAGCGCAGCATCAGGCGCCAGCTTGCGCGTATCGGCGAAGAAAGGCTGGCCGATGCCATCACCATTGCATCGAGGGCATTCAGAGTTAGGTGCGCTGGTGTGGTCGTAACCGTAGCCGCCAACATCGACAGGCTCGCGACGTTTTCGCTCAAGCGCTTCGAGTCGCTTCTCTTCGTACTCAACAGCGTCACGCCATTGATACTGGTGACCGAAGCCCCAGCAGTAACGGCAGCTCCCGCGGCGATACTGTGATAGCTGGTTGGCGTCGAAGGTGGCCAGGCGCCACATCTGCTCAAGCACTTCATCGGCGCTGCCGAGCGTGCGCACAATGGATGCTTTCTGCTGCTGCGCAATGGCCTGCGCAACGTTAGGATTCGTTAGGAGTTGGCGACCGTAATTTGGGTCACTATAGCCCGCACGCTCAGCGGCAGCAGTGGCGTTGTTGTCCTTCAGATATTCAGCAATGAAGCGCTTTACCTTTGGACTAAGCTTGGCTTCCACCAGCTCTTCTGCGCACTTTTCTTTCTGCGCAGTGCGCAATTTCTTCTGCGCAGGTTTTTGCGCAGGTTGCGCAGAAGGCTTTTTGATGTATCGACGGGCGGTAGCGTAGTTCAGTCCCTGCGCTTCACACCAATCCTTGGGTGATACGCCGGTTGCGGCATGATCGGACAGGAACCGTTGCTGAAGCTCGCCCCAGTCCGGTTTCGCCATAAATTCCTCTGGTTTTTAAGAGTTAGAGGGTAGATATTATTGACTTAAACCCATCGAGCACTCACGAAAAAATCTGACGGCGAGTGCAATTTTTAACCTGAACCCATGGTTTGTTATGAATAGAGCAATTGAATTTTTAGCCGCAGCCTACTGCGCAAGTGAGTATTCATTGGCTGAACAGCGAGTTCAGCAAGTTCCGAGTAATACCTATACCAATGCAATAAAAGTAAGATCCGAGTTTATTGCAAAAGATCTTGCGACCATTATTGAAAGTCAGGGTTATAAGATCGTGTTATATGCTCCAGACACCGCTAACCACGGGAAACCTCTTCTGTACAAAGACCAACCATTATTTCAAAGGGGTGATGCATATTTCGATATATCTGGAAAAGGAGGACTTTTCATTGCAGCAGAGGGGTTCGAGAGCGATTTAAGCTTAGTCATTGAACCCAACAAAGATGGCGTTCGCCTCATGGCAGGAAAATTCGATAATGAGGTTGGCTTTGATGATCTGCTCCAAGAAATTGGCACTGCCAAAAGTAATCTCTAAACTCAATTGAAGCTCCTCTTTGAGGGGCTTCAGTCATACCTACGCTACTGGCTCAGCCAACCAGTCATCAGCGAACAAATCGCCCTGCGACGGAACCCAGCCAGGCTGAATACTGCCTTGTGCGTTCTTCAGGTCGAGATGTGGCGCAATGGTAAACTCACCAGTGATCCCCGCCTTTGCATAATCACTGCCGGGGCGAGGTTCGCTGACGGTGTATCCACCTGCCTTAATGACAAACTGACCTTTCCCGTTCCAGCCTTCGCGATAAATCTTCGCGCCAGATTTAACTGTCTCAAGAGCTTCGCCAAATTTCATTGCGACTCCTTAGATTAAGTGATGGCTTAGAACGCAGCGATGCGCAGGATAAGAATCTCGCCGTAAGCTTGCATCGCACCCAATTGGGCTTTCAGCAGACCCTGCTGATTACCATCAAGACCTGCAAAGATCGGAGATGATTTGATGAACTCTGCCAGTTTAGTGGATTTGTCCTGAAGTTCTGTTTGCTCGTGAACAAGGCGCTGCTGATGTGGTTGCATGTGGAGCCTCTTTGGTTAGTAAAAAGCCCCGCTATTGCGAGGCTGGTAATGTGCCTTATTTACCCCTGATGGGGTCAGCAGTCAGCATCTGGCCGGGCAACTGCGCGGCAGGCCCACATACAGGCTTCCTGCATTTTGGTGCGAGCAATAGCCAGGCAGCGGCCAGCCTCATGCGCTTCATCAGAATGATTTGCTGTCATCGCCAACTCATCAGCAACCCATGCCTTCTGCTTCTCAAGCAGCGCGTTAAATTCACGAGCAGCCTGCTTAAGCTCATTCATGTCACTGATTTCTTTCGGACCCAGCGCGCGATAGCCCTTTACGGTGCTGCCGTCCTGCGGTTTTGCTTCACTCATTTCATAGCCTTTTCGGTTGTACCTGGTTTGCTTTTACTAGCTCGTAGGTGGATATTGTTGGGAAGGAAAGCATGGAGATAACCAAATGAAACAGATACTATTTACATGGTTTGCTTTTACAAATACCTATGCCTGCATCACCGCCAGCATTAATGTGAACAACTCGCTAATGCTTAATTCAGCTGTGCCGTGGATTGTTGGGGTTTCTCTTGGAGTAATCACCAATTACTTATTGGCTAAAAAACTAAAGGAAAGCGGGTTTCTGTAGGCCTGCTGGTTTCTGGCCAGGTTACTTCTTAACGCTGTCCGGCATCACCGCACCAACAACGCCAGCCAGCGCTACGCCGCCAGCGATGACGGTTTCCTGAATGCCCGGAGGCATCTGATAGCCGAAGACACCGGCAATGACCAGGATGATGCCGCGCCAGGTTGACGACTCTTTCAGTCGATTAATGAGATAGTTCATATTTCCCTCAAACAAGAATACTTTTTGCCAGGAGATAGCGGGCTTTACGGTCATCAATGCCGTTCTGTCCGCCGTTGATAATCTGAGTGACGCGTGTAAGGTCACCGGGATAACGCAAACAGCCGCGTGAGGTATAGAACCAGGCAGCACTGCGCGCCGCATACTCATCCTGTGCCAGCAATTCAGGCTGTTTAACCAGATCAATCTTCAAAGCATTCCCGCATTCGCGGTAATTGTTCAGGCCGGTGGTCTGGATGAGCCCGCGCCCGCGGTAAAACCAGCCGTCTGTTGCCCCGTTATTCCCCATGCGTTTGCTGTACACCAGATTGGCGATCGCTCGTTGCCTCTCCAGTGGCAACGATGGTTCACCCTGCCGGCGGCCGAGCGAATTAGCCTGACCCTGCGTCAGCCGCCCGGCGCGGACAAAACTATTCAAGCCAGCCACGCTATAATTGAAGCTCTCAACAAGCTGGGTAAATCCCGTGCTTTCATGCCCTACCTGGGCAATGAACATTGCCTGGTCGATAGCGGAAGTGATGCCAAACTCTTTCATCGCGGCTGTAATATGCGGAAACCAGCGCGCAGCTAACCCGGCGCTGATGCCAGCCGCCTTCTGGAATTGTGTTTGATTCATTAGTGCCTCAGTGTATCGATCAGACGCGCCACGTTACCCCGAGCCCATAGCACGGCGGCGCATATCATCACGTTTGCCATTACCACCAGCCAGTGGGACTGTACGTAAAGACCGAAGATAAATTGGAAAGGTATGCTCGCGTAAATCAGTACAAGCAAGTAAGCAATGATGGAGATACCAGGGCGATGCCTGGCACCGCGACGTTGATAAAACATCAAAGCGCAGACAATAACGGCACATATCACCGCATTGGCCAGCGCTGCCGGGTCATTTATTACCATTCGAACCTCCTCCCCTTAATCGGGAAAGTAATCCGAACAGGCTGCTCAAGTCCTGGCTGTTAATGAAAGTCAGGACCTTGATGGTGACAGCAGATGCCACCACCGCACCGAGCGCATCAAGCGGACGATCTGTATAGCCTGTCCAGGTAGTAAATTTTGAGCCTAATAATCCGGCAGCCAGAACACCGACAATAAACGACGTCATGAAGTAAGCTATTTGCCTTCCACGTGTCAGGTTTGCGGTCGTTGCCACATAAAACACCGCGCCGCCAAAAGCCCCAAATACCACACCAAAATCGGTGTGGGTGATAACGCCATATACGACGGAACCAATTAAACCGCCGCCAAAAATCAGGCCGGTACCAGTTAAAGGATCGGACATTAAGCCCCCTCTTATTGCTGTGAGTCCTCTCAGAATTGAGGGGAAAAAGAAAAGGCCACGCATAAGCGCAGCCTCAAATGATTTGTACCTCAGCTTTCCGAGGAGACTTATTCATGGCGAAAAAAAGCCCGCTCAGAGGAACGGGCAGAAAGTAGGCATTCTAGGTAGTAACGAAACGAAGGCACTCCTAATAGTCCGAGCTACCGATTTACCAGGAAGCATTCACTTTTGCCGTTACGTTCTATAAACATAGACAGGCAACCGCAGAAGTAAACCTTCCATAAATCTTAAATATGTTATGTGGCAGTGTGGTGCCGGGTGCCTCCCGGTGAGCATGCCCCAGCCGGCATGGCCCGCGCTGCATTTACAGGTTTCTGTAACTGACTGGTCGCCCCTCCGCATAGGGGGATTCACCACATCAATACGTTATGCTGTAAACATAGCTAGCGTCAATACACTCTGCATACATTGCTATCGAAGAGCGACTAATCACAGGCATAAAAAACCCGCATTTTATGCGGGTTTCTGACTTTGCAGCTTAGATTATCTGAATGCTGAATTCAGAGAAACTTCAGCATCCGGTTCGTGCGTAATTCTGTTTCTCAGATCCCGGCGAATAATCTCAATTGACCAGAACCACACCAGGTGACCAAATATTTCAGAAACGTTTTCATACCATGGAAGCTCAATCAACGGAGGGGTTAGGCCCATAAGCGGAAACGAAATCATATGGACAAACAGTTGTGCGAGTGCACCTGCAAGCAAACCCTGCCACAGCTTGATTTTTGGAAACACCTCTGCAACTACACAATACCCAACCGCGAACACGATGGAGAATATGATATGTGTTACGCCTACCCAGTTAAACACATGTCCGGCGAAGGTATAGACAGCCGCATTTGGATCGACCAGCCCTAACCAATCACGCAGAAAAATATAAGGAGGGTTAAGGAAGTTTCTGGAGCAATCAATCTGCCCGGCAACTCGAATTAATGACTCTGGTCCACAGGCACTGGTAAACATATCGACAGGACTACGCGGTGGTAATGGTACTTCAGCACCCCATTTTACAAATGCTGAAACCACCCCAGAAATAAGCCCGATAAACAATGCAACACCATAATGCCGTCTGCGAGGTTCGGTTCGCACAAAAATATCTTTTAACGCCATAAAGCCATCACTTATAAAGAATATTTACAGTTCCTTAATATTCCTTAAGTTTGGCGCATGACATTTTGATTCAGATCACACTTTATAGCCGATTTCAGGCATTTGTTTTCAAAAACATAAAACCCTGCAGTAGCAGGGTTTATATGAATGTTTTCGTTCAGGCGTTTTATTCCACGATTTAAAATATACACGACAACTTCGGACAAAATCAAGCATTGTGCGCTTAAAATGCAAAATAATGCGCCCATTTACTCAATCAGCTGTTGCTCGTTGAAACTCTTTATCTGCCCTCTCCTCTTCCTTCCAGCACAGGTCCACCAGCGCATCGCAGAAAGGTTTCCAGTTGCGTGTCCATGTTCTGATGTGCAGGTCTGGGATAAGCGTCAGAATCGCTTTATAAGCAGCCGTAGAGGGCATCGTTGAAAAGCCATTCCCCGAACAGCGTTCACAGATTTTATATACCGGTGCTCCCTGCTCTTTTGTCGCTTTGCGGTCCAGAACCCGGCCAGAACCACCACAGCGGCAGCGAGCATTTATTTTCCCCTTACCGTCACAGGCTTCACATTTAGCGCTTATGCTGGCTGTTACTTCAGTCCACTTATCCCAGTCGGAAGGACGGACAGCACGGGATTTTTTAGCCCAATATGGTGCTTTGCCCCACGGATTAGAAACTTTGCGTTCCGTGGTAGTGGTTTCAATCTTTCCGGTGCCACTGCATACCTTGCAGACTCCCGTTGTTTGCGCGGACCGGGAATACTCCGCAAAAGCAAACTGCGCTAAAATCAGGCAGCAGCGCCCCAGCTCTTTACCCGCTGTTTTGCGTACGTTCTTCGGTGCGGTTTCAATGGCATACCGCCCTAGCGCCTGAACGGCCAAGTGCTCATCTGTCTTACTGATGCCAGTCTTTCCAAAGAACGCTGCCAGTCCGAACCTTGCCCTGCTGCTTGTCACCCCAATACCAGCCATAACATCCGTACCGTTGAGACAGTCAGGTGATGTGCTTTTAACATCGTCGCTGATGTGCATACCCTGAGGGCTGAAATGTTTTAAGGATGCTTCGAGTTTCATGCTTTCAGTAACCCCTCTTTTTTCCATATAGCCAATGTTCTGAGCACGCCTTCCGCATGCATCAGGCGCAGTTCCTCATGGGTAAAGTCGTTGGTTTTCTTTCTGCCGTCGATCAGGTCATGGCAGCCATTGCATGCTATGGCTGCCTGGGTGTCGTCCGGCTTACATCCGGTACCGCACGTCCCCGCCAGCCGGTAATGCGCCAGTACACTGGTTTCCGGGTTGCCGTTGCAGTACCCGGGTATCCGCACGGTACATTCGCGGCCACGCGCCGCTTTGCGTAGATTCGCCATACTCACCCCCACATCCTGTTGCGCCAGCGAGAGTCTGGCCGTGGCGGATTTTTGTCCTCCACCAGCTGCGCGCTGACGGTCCATGTCACAAAGTCAGGGTTTAAGCTTCGTTCGACCTTTACGCCCCGCTGGCGATATCTCGCCATCAGTTCGTCGGCCTGGTGCGTTGTGCATTCCTGATGGTGAAACCATGAGCGTTTCATAGTCATCACCCCGCGAAGCTTAAAAGCTGGTTTGCGGCGTTCTCGACTTCCAGTGGGCTGTTGAACGAACGAGAGAGGATCCACCGCCAGAGAACATCCAGCGAGGCTTTGTACAGTTCCTGAAATTCGCATTCGTCCATGCTGGCGAATGAAATGCTGCGAGGGTGTTTTTTCAGCGTACCGTCCGGCAGCTGTATGGCGTCATAGTGGCCAGCTTCAACAATGACCCACGCCCGGTAAGCGTCGAAAGATTTGCAGATGCTGATGCTGCCAGCGCGCTTCTCGGCTATACGGTCGAGGTATTGCTCAGCGGCATCAAGCAATGCCGATTCACTCCCGCCATATGCTGCAAGGTATCTGGCGTAACCGGTGATAAGCCTACGTTCGTTAGACGAAATCGCCCCGCCGGTAGGTTCCCAGTATTCGAAGCCAAGATTGAGTAAAGCGAAGTAGCGACGATGAAACGCCGGATTGCGGACAAGCTTATAGTCGGCTTCCAGAACGGCGCCGAGCTTGCATTTTGATTGTAGAAAATCGCTGGTCTCCTGCGTTGCAGGGATCAGGATTCCTTGGGACTGTTTAACTAAGTGCAATTGCGCCATGGTTTATCTCCGTGGCGCAGTAGGTTAACGGTTGTTCAGGCCGTTGATTACATATTATCAGAAGGTGGGATAACTCGGTAGCCGAGGCGATGCAGAAAACTGGTCATTGTATTGAGATTAAATATTCCCTCGTCCTCAAGTAGCGGTCGCATAGAAGTAATCCCGCTAGCCGTGTACACCAGGGCTCGGCCAGCCGCCCTGATACTGCCCACAATTTCACCTGTAGAACGTTTAACCAGATCGTAATACTCGTCACTCTCACTGCGCATCCCTACCTCCCGGAAGCAAAATCATATACTGTGTTTTTATACAGTATAAATTAATGTTGAATCACTTACATGTGAAAATTACACGGTACGAGGGATATGATGACAGATGAAGATCGCCCTACAAGCCCCTATTTTCAAAAGAGATTATCAAAATTGAAAGTTTGGGAGTTTTGTTTAACTTTCATGGCTAGCGGAGTTAAAAGCTTTGCGCGGTTGTCGACGGCATATTTTGTGTATCGTACAAGCCCCTATTTCACTCAAGCAAAGGGAAAGGGCCAATTTCAGAATTTAGTTAATTCCAGATGTATTGGTGTGGCATAAAAAACTATCTAGCCATAGGATGCACATTTTTTGTAATGTGCAACCCCCTATTTACCAGGACAAAAAAGAAAACCCGCCGTAGCGGGTTGTATTGCATAGAGAATTTACTGAGGTGCCTTTGGCTCGACCTTGCTGTGAATCTCCACAGACTGATTCCGCAGCTCACGCAGAAGTTAGCCTGGTAATCAAGCCCGAACAACCCCCTGATACGTCTATTCAATGGAGTGGTCATTCGGAGGAAGAGTATGAAGGCCGCAAAAGTTCTGTCTCAGCTCGGCGTTCGAGCTGGAGCAACGCCCAATGAAAATAGACAACCGATTATAACAGTAGTTCGATTGCCGAAACGGCGATGTGCGGGGTGGAATATTTGTTCGAAGTTTCACTGATGTAGTGTGACTACGGTGACCAGGCTGCAGAAGCAACCCCTATAATCCATGGGTTAATAAAATGATGAAGGCAGGTATGCTAGGAATAATGGTTATTGCATGATAGCAACAACCGATTGCAGGATACTTATTCAAAACATGACTTATCCAACAAAACATTATTTACAAGAAAAAACCTGCTCAAGCAGGTTTATAATGGATTGCTAATGTTTTATTAAAGGCTGTGGGTTATTCATTATCCACCTCATTGCACCCTCAAGATGAAAACAAAAACCGACGCCTCCGATGAGGCAAACAAAAATCGCGAAATGTAGAAGAAACTTTTTTGACTTGACGTATGACTCCTCCCCTTTTTTAACTACTCTCCATTCTGTGCTTAAAATTAAAGAAGAGTTAAGATAAATATCTTTTGATAATTTATCGGCAAGAGTCAAATCTTCTGTAGAGTTAAGTTTATCAAGTAAGGCGTCTAGACGGATTTCAGGTTCTTTTCTTCGATTGACATCTGAATTTAGCCTAAGCTTTATTCTACCCTTATATCTTTCCATCTCATTAATTGCATCTGACAATGTTTGCTCATACCACTGCGATTTATCTCTATATGATTTAGCCAATACCTCATCGACCACATGAAGATAAGAGACACCTAAATGAGACTGGTAGAGGTTATTGTTAAGGGTCCATTTTTTATATGCTTCAATTAAATATGAAATTTCTTCCCTAAAATCATTTATCCATGCTTGCCTAAATTCTGAGACTTTATTTTCCTTAGTTATTATCATGCCAATGAACGCTATAAACCCCGCAATCATGGCCGCAATTATAGGACCCCATGGATTCATTTTAACGCCTCCAGTTGTGTGCTAAATGACACCCATTATATCTTTATATGCTCCCCTAAGCACACATAAATTGAGTAAGGGTCGTCGCTAAAGCAATAGATTTTTCGTCTCTTCGCCAGTGGATTGGTCGAACAAAGCTTGGACACTTGACGGCTTGGCGCTCTGCTTCTGATTTAGCCATCATGCACATTTCGCATTTGGCATATTCCTGCACATTACCCCTTAACAATAGAGAGCGACCAGAAAAAACCCGCTGAAGCGGGCCAGTAAGAACAACTCAGAACTCAATCAACTGCGCAGGCCTGGAGTTTAATATCCAACATTCCTGATGCACATGATGAAGTGCTAGCCGGTTAATATACATTTCATATTTTGCCTGGCAATCCACTTTGTTATCGATATTGACCTGCTCATCTTCATACTCAACTTTTGCTAACTCTCTAGCGCCAATAAAATCATTAAGCATATCAATTATACTGATGAAGCCATTTGTTTTGACTTGTTTATTTGCATCATTAGTATACACGCCCGCATATTTATATGAGTCCATAATCGTATAAATTCCATCACCATCAATGTCCTGAGGTGAAGACATCCATTTAAAAACATGCAGGAGAAAGACATTTGCCATCCAGGGAAGTTTAATTCCAGGAGCGGAAAACTGTTCAGATGTACCAGTACTTAAACTCTGATGAAGGTTGGTGGCTCCTACCAAGATAATATCAAGAATCTCACCCTTAGCCTTCCCTGCATTAACAAAATTAAAGGTTCCAGCATAACATTGGCCTAGATAGATGACTGCATTTTTTAGAACAGGCGTTGACTTTAGAGATGTAATCAATTGATTTGGTGTTATTGGTTTTGGTGCATCTAAACCAAATGGACTTCCATGGCCACTAATAAACATCACCAAATTATCATATGAGTTATCAAGCAGATCACTGAAAAAATCCGTAGTTGGCCGTGATATGTATTGATGCGTTGATCCAAGATTAAAAAAACTATCCATGCACTGAGTGGGACTGTCAATGTAGATGAAAATATCTTGCGGCTGAATTCCTGCACGTTCCAGACATAAAACACCAAAAACCAGGTCAAGGACGTGCCGGGGCTCAGCGGATGAATTCGAACATGGCAGAAACATAACCCATTTTGTGCGCTCTGACCTTAAGCTCATAAAATGCCCCAAACATACAAAAAAATTATCGACAAACAGATAGAGCCGCATTACTTAATGATTCAGGCTTAGGTAAATCACAGAAGTAAAAAACTTCACTCATTTCAACTGTTTCTGAAACAGGTGTTGTATTAAGGATCTTGCCTCTTTCATTTAAAGCAAAAATCTCCTTTCCTGTCTTCAGAAAGAAGCAAGCTCCAGCCTGAGAAGAAGCTGACTTGAAAAGCATCCATTGCCCGAGATTCACACACTCCTTGACAGAGTCAGACGTGTCGGGCAGCGAAGAAGACTGTAACCCAGTGAATTTCATACAATATTCCTTAATAAACCAAATGCCGTTTATTTATGTGCTAATTTTAGTTGACGTAATATCATACATCCACTCGTTTTGCACCAAATTTCCATAAATAACAAATCTTAGATTTGTTGATAGCAAATAGCGTGTTTGCGTTTTTTACTTTGCCGTTGCGTGGCTTTGCGTTCTGCTGGGGATTTAGGCATGCTCCTCTCCTTCTGTCGTTCACCCTCATTGCTGAAGTCGTCGCCATCGATTGGCATCAGGTACTGCGGCGGGTAAAGCGCCCAGCCATTCCCGGCCCATTGCGGTGACTCTTTGCCTAATTTCGCAACAACGTTTCCCGTTACCAGCCATGCCGGAATATCGCCACCGTTGTTTGATGGCCTTCCGTGCGGTGATGTGAATGAACCGCGAACAGATATGAGGCTCACGGCTTGCACACCTCGGCCAATCTCCTCAGATGTGGCGCTATCAATGATCAATGCCATACCTCCCGCGCGTAACTCAGCCATGACTCACCTCCTGCGGGGCGCTGCCGGCAGCGGCATCCAGTGAGTTGGCGTCCATGACGCGCCGGGGATCAACCAGCCGCTACTCTGCGCATCGGGGTGGCTAGGGATATACGTTGCCCATTTGCAACACCACCGCGGCTTCTCTCCCCACCAACGCCCGACCAAAACCTCATGACGACTTGGCGGCATCTGCTCACTTAACGGAATCCATCCCTGGCTTTGCGCTGGAGTGTCGCCGTTTTGCTCCGGAGAAACGTGGTTTTGCGCCAAGTAGCAAACGGATTGCGCCGGAGAGTTGCCAACCTGGTGCATGGCTGCGAGGCAGGCGTTCCAGATTTCCTGTGCATCATCGTCGTTGAAAAGCGCATCAGAATGCGAAGCTATCAGGTAGCGAATTTCTGCTGGGCATTTCTCCGGCACTACCGGCGCCGGCTCGCTGTTCACTCCTTCCAGACATGCTAACGCACATTGCAAGAACTGAAGCTCTTCCTCCAACTCGCTGCGAACACCGGCGAATGCACTCTGTGAATTTGCATAAGTCAGATTTTTTGCTTTGAGTTGGGCGCGCTCCCGAAGCTGATCTCTGGTTAATTTGCTGGTCATTGGTTGGCTCCTTCTGGCTTGATTCCGCCGTCACAATGCGGGCATGGGCCCGCTTGCTGACCGTATTTGATAGTCCTGCCATACGAGCAACGGTAACAACGTAAATTTTTAGCCTTTTCCGTCGCTCGGATAATGTCCCTGCCGAATCCCATAGAAATTCGCTCAAGATAGCCGCGCTTTATCAGGCTTTCAGCCATGGTGCCGACTCTAACTGGAAGGAGAGAGTCGCCATCCCATAAAGCCGTTTTACGTAATGGGCTAATTTCGATTTCCCAGCCTTGGACAATTGCTGGCTTTAAAAACTCGCGTTCGCGTTTGTTTAGTGGTTTGCCCATCACTCAGCCTCCACCTTGATGCCAGCGGCGGCAGCTATACGCGCATAAACGATCACGCCATCCTCGGGGCGCTTGCGTGGCAAAAAGATGCCGGGGCGCGGCCACAACGCAATAAAGCGAGATTCACTGTTTTCAAGACGGTGAAATGCCTTCTCGCTCATCACACCTACCGGGCGAAGATGCTCCTGTTCGCGCTCCAGCTCTGCTATGCGCTTCTTAGCTTCCAGCAAATCCGAAAGACCCTGTTTAGTGGTGAACATGAGTTGGATGGCCAGCGCTTTCCAGGTGACAGGCTGAAGCTGCCCACAACCATTTGGGCATGGCTCCGGTTCGATTTCGACAGTTGTAATTGTGTCTGCTGTAACGCTGATGATGTTTTTCGTCTGAACGAACGAGCACTCAGTGCAGCGCAATATGCCGGGAGCGGTACCAGAAGACTCCAGCTTGGCGTTACGCTGCTGCGCCTTCTCCAGCGCCTCTATGAGCTGATCCGTGTAATGCTCAACTTCAACAGCCGTTTGCCGCAATTCGTCGTTAGATGCATAGGCAATGAGCCTAGATAAACGGTGAATATTTGCGTTTTTTTGTACGCTAGTAAGCTCGGTGATATCAGTCATGGCTGGCCTCCTCGAACAACACATCACCCTCAATCCCACCGACCTGATAAACGATCGAACCATCTTCACGATATTCCATTGGTGCAGCGCTCCAACCTTCGCCATTAGGATCGTCATCGTCGCCAACTTGAACAAAACCGCCAGCAACTACACGGGCCGGATACATTTCACCTTCAGTCCAGTATCCCTCTGTGTCTTTGATGCATTTAATTTTCATACCGCAGCTCCCTTCACGAAGATGATCCAGTGGGTTTTATCGTTCTTCCCGGTGCGCTGGCCGATCGCCGGTTTCTCGTCTGTTAAAGCTATAATTTGGCTAACGGGGATTTGGGTTTCATTCCATTTGAATATGAGCACACCATGTGGCCGCAGTACGCAAAACGCCTCTTTGAATCCTGCGCGAATGTCGGCACGCCATGTTTTTTTGTTCAGGAGCCCGTACTTTTTGCCCATCCACGCGGTCTGGCCGACGCGCTCAAGATGTGGCGGGTCAAACACAACAACCGGAAATGAGGCATCAGCGAACGGCAGCGCACGGAAGTCAGCAACGAGGTCAGGACTGATAACCAGACGGCGGCCGTCGCACAGCTTGTGCTCTTCGGCTCGAATGTCAGCGAATACCGCGCGAGTATCTCGTTTGTTGAACCAGAACATGCGGGAGCCACAGCACATGTCGAGGATGGTTTGCTCGGTCATTTGGCACCCTCGCGCAGCCGATTGACAAAAGCGACGATCGCATCATGAAACTCAATTGCTCCTGACGTACGTTTTTCGGCTTCTTCGTAGCTGATATCAAGCCTGTCCATAACACAGTCAGTTTCAAGATAGTCAGAGCAAGCATCCAAAGAAGCGGTAATCGCATCAGCCTTAATCCCGGCCAGGTAGGCATCGGTGGCGGTGGTTTCAGGCTTAAGTGCATCCAGAACGGCATGGATAACCTCTGTTTCGTTTTCAACCCATGACCACTCGGAGGTTTCATTCCAGTCATGATCCATTACTGCGGTTTCCAAGAATGCATCGACTGCTTCGGATGGGATTTTCTTCTGGATAAAAACATTCTTCAGCGCCACATTCTCAACAGCCAGCGCCTTAATCACCGCCGCGAACGACGCCGGGCCATCCTCGCCGCAGACTTCCATCATGGTTTTTTCCCATACGCGCTCTTCATTCAATGACGCGTCGCGTTCGGCACGTAATTTTTCGACTTCCGTAACCAACTCAGCGTTACGTTCTGCAAGCTGACTCAGTGTTAATTCGTTTTCAAATTGAGTTGCCATGAATAGCCTCCTGAACATCTAACACTCGCTGAAAAACGGGGCTGCCAAGCAGGCTGTAATTCATCCCAACAGCAACTTTCGGCACCAGGCCAAAACGCTTCATGTCAAAGTCGATGACGGCCCGCTGATCGCGGAAAAGCCCCAAACGACCATGCCGGACAACCTCGCCGGTCGCTTCTGCTTCGGAAAAATACCGTTGGACAGTAGCGCGGCTCAGGCCCAGTTTCTTCATTGCCTCGGCGGTCGTGAGGCGCCCCTGATGTCTGGTGATCCGAATCACTGCGCGGACGTACTCTCTGCGCTCAACTGCTGACAATGCTCTAGCCATTCATACCTCACTTAACGACGCGCAAATGGCGCACGTTTTTGCGATAGCTGTCCCATTCAAAATTCACCCACATACCGCCATCCATCTGGAGACGGTCAAGAATCCGCATACCCAGTGTTTCCTTCAGCGATTCATAGTTCAGGTTGGTTAGGATGCCGACAGGTCGCATGGAGGACAGCCGGCGATCGATAACCTGATTCAGGATGACTTTTTCACCGCTGCTTCCGCGCTGAATTCCCACTTCATCCAGAATGAGCAGGTCCACATGGCACAAATCGTCCAGCAATGACGCCTCTGACTGCCCGCAGTCATAACATTCCCGAACACGCAGCATGAGATCCGGAATGGTTACCACCAGCACAGAGCGGCCACCAGCCAGCAGGTGATTTCCGATTGCCGCCGCCAGATGATTTTTCCCGGTGCCCGGCGCTCCGCTGAATACGAAACTCGCAAATCCAGAGCCGAAATGCTGCGCGTAACTTTTCGCCATCGAGAGCGCCCGACGCTGACCACCCGACTCAACCTGATAGTTAGCGAATGTGCAGCCGCGGTGCAGATCCTGAATTCCTGCACGTCCAAAGATTTTCTCTGCACGTGCGCGCTGGTTTTGTTTTTCCAGTTCCTCACAGCGCTTACGGCCTTCTTCGGCTTGCCAGGCACGCCATTCATCAACGCTGCCGAATTTTGGCTGAACGCCAGGGGGAATGAGTTTTTTCAGTCGCTCCAGTGCATTCCCGGTACCAATCATGTTTTTCATCGCTACCCCCTGAATCCCGATGGGATGGTTTTGTCAGGTTCCGAAATCTGATTGGGATCTCGTGCGCCTGGCGCCTGCTGAATCGCCCACGGTTCGCTGAAATGCATACCAGGGCCAAAAAACGTTTTCGCCTGTTTCACGTACTGCGTGTTGAGGATTCCCTCGGCTTTAACGAAAGCCGCGTAACGCACCACTCCTGCGAAGATTTCCGCCGTAGTGGTTCCATCCCTGATTCGGGCATTCCAGGCTTTGAAGGCATCGGATTTGCTGTTACCCCCTGCCCGCTTGGGATAAACCGACCAGACCTGCTCGAACTCATTCGGGTATATTTTTAGGGGTTCAGGTTTATCGCCTTCGTCCTGGTTCTGATCGTCTGGGGGTGTGGCGAAGCCATTCCCCGAACTATCTTCTTCCTGATCCTGATCCTGTTCCTGCTCCTGATCCTGTTCCTGGTTAAGGAACGGTTCGAGAACCCTTTCGGAACCCTTTAGTTTTGCGATGCCGATGTGGGATATTGCCGAGGCTAAAACCCGCGCCAGCTCTGGCTTAACCGTAGATGTGTCCGGGACCTGATCAAACAAACGCAGTGCTGCAATTCCCTGGTTTGGGTTTTCAACTGAATTCCAGGTCAGAAAGTTACGAATTAGCACCCATTTCGATGACGAATCACGCGTTGCGAAACCGTTAGCCGATAGCTCATCAAACCCTTTCGAAACCCTTTCAGGAGTCCAGGCTAAGTCTTCCGAAACGTATCCATCAGGCAGCCGGAAACACCCAATCATGTTCGTGTGTTGCCCGGTGAGCAGGTACAGCGCCAGCAACCTGGCATCATCCGATACCCGGCGCATTCCATCGCTTATCCAAAATGATGTATGCACCTTGCCGTAATCACGCATAGAGACCCCGTTGTTGCTTAAACTGGTGTGTTTTCATCACCAAGCACCCACCGCAAAGCCGCTGCGTATTCGCCGCTGGCGGTTTGAAGTTGCTGGGTAATTTCCTTACGGGATTTAAGACGAGGCTTTGTGTCGCCGAGGACAGCGCGCTGGCGGCGAGCTTTCTCGTGGCCAGTTACACCCTCTGCCGCTGCCTCTAACTGTTTGACCGTTTCCCGTTGCTTTTCCGGTGGCATATCGACCAGCTGACGAGCTTGAGTGACAGTGACTTTTCCAGCCTCAACCGCCGCCTGGACGGCCTGCGTAGCATCCAGTAGAGCCACGGTTGCTTGGACCGTTTTTACGCTGCAGCCAAAAAGCAGGGCAATGTCATTTTCGTCATGACCGTATTCCATCTGCTGAACCATTTTTTTTGCCCGGCCCAGTGGGGTATCGGGTTGCGTGATCTCGTTTTCGCTGACCATGTATTTGGCCATTTGAATTGCCGAGCCGCGCTTAGCTATACCGGGTACCGGCCAGGGTTCCAGCCCTGCCCGCTTTCTCCTGGCGTTTGCTTCCATAGCGTTCTTTACGCGCTGCCGACCTGCAACCACGCAGGTTTTCCCTGTCTCTGGGTCCTTCCACACGATAATCGGTTCGAGTACCCCAAGCTCCATGATGTTGAGGATCACAGCTTCATTAAGCGGTAGGTGTACTCGTTCATCGTAAAGCGGGTGTGTTGTATCGGTAACCAGATGCAAACTTTCCGGTTCGAAAAAAAGAACATTGCTTTTGCCGCTGGCGCCGTAAGCGTCTTTCGAATTTTTAGCCATGGGCGCCCCCGTTATTGATATTCAGTTGGTGAGTGTTCATAATTTCCCCTGTGAATTGATCCAGTTAATTCGCAACGAAAGCCGTTGGTGTTGCAGCACCGCGGCTTTCACCTTTTTTGATATTCCCCATTACAGAGCTCCCAGCATTGAAGTGACAATGGCCATCAGTGGCGCTGTTAACTCCGGGTCTATGCGGAACATCTCGACTATTCCCTCGCTCAGTTCTTTCAGCTTCTGATGGCGTGGTGCCCCCATAGCAACGGCAACCTTTGCTTCGCTGGTTTCTTTTTCCAGACGAGCCAGACGGGACATAAAACTGTCTACGGGCAATAGACGGTGGCGGTATTCCAGGGGAAGAACGGCCATGATCGCCGGTGTAAGAAGGCGAACGTACTCGCGATAGCGCTCAGACTCGGCCGGGTTGTCCAGGTAGCGAAAAAGCTTTTGTCGGGCTCGGCTGATGTCATCAGGAAACGCGATCTCCTCGCAGCCCTGCTGTCGCCACTCATCGACGATGTACGCAGATACAACATCCTGACCTTCAGCCGCTGCCCAGGCGCGAACGGCGGAGCGAATGTTGTCGTGCTCTGCCACTATCGGCTGATATCGCTTTATCAGAGCGCCGGCGTTGAATCCGGTACTTTGTTGAAAAGAAAGAGTGTGCATGGTTAGCCTTCCTGTTTTGGCAGACCGTCGGTCGGGTTTGGGTAGAGATCTGGGCGCAGTTCGTGCGGCGTGACGCCGGTTGCTTTGTAAATTTGAATAACACGAGAGGACGGTACGCCGTTCTTTCGCCACAAAGACACAGCCATTTTGGTTACTCCGATAGCCAAACCTAGCGCACTTGCAGAACCAGATTGTTGAATAGCGTTTTCAATACCAGTCATAGGACCTCCTTAGATGCGCAAAGTAAAGCATCAATTTACCAACCAGTCAACAGATGCATGCCTATCTAGGAGTAAAGCAATTATTTACAATGAAGCCATGAGCGAAAAAAATCCGACAGAAGGCCTGATAGCCAGGCTGACAGCGTTAAATGCTAAAGGAATCTCCAAAACAGAGATGTCCCGAATTGCTGGTGTCAGTAAGCAGGCAGTCTCAGGCTGGTTCAAAACAGGCCGTATCAGCAAAGAGTCTGCACTAGCAATTGCCGATGCAGTCGGCGTTTCTGTGCCTTGGTTATTGGGTGAAGATGTTGGTGAGAAAGACGGTCTTAAACCTGACGAACAGCGCCTGCTTGAGCTTTATCGTCAGTTGCCGGAAGAAGAGCAGCAGAACATGTTGCGGATCGTATCTCTGCGACTGAAGGAGCTCGACGAACTGTACGCGAAGTACATGGGGCGGCGGATTAAGGGCGATAGCGACTAAGCTATTGAGTTTTACGAAAAGTAACTTTCAGTCGCTAATTTCTTATGTTAGACCCGCACCTGACGCCTGCTTGTTGTACAAAATCAAAAAAAATCAAGTGGTTAATTTTATAAGGCACTTATCTGTCATAAGAACAGAAGGTTAAAATTTTACCAGGGTTGTTCAGGAAAAATTATGGATAACTTAGAGACTACACTTGAAGGGTACATAAAATACAAGCTCAGCGAATTCAGGGAACAATTTTTCCAAGAATGTGACATCATCACATACTATGGCGGGATTACTGACTGGGCAAAGCTTATATATCAACCAGTTATAGAAGATATCGGCACTTCAGCATTACAGCGCGAACACCGCTTTTTAGTTATTCTTTTGCAGACCAATGGAGGAAGCGTTGAGTCTGTAGAAAAAATGGTCGAAATTACTAGACATTTTTACCATGAGGTTTATTTTATCGTACCCGATAGCGCTATGTCGGCTGGAACGATTTGGTGCATGTCTGGTGATAAAATTTACATGGACTATGCTTCTTCACTAGGCCCAATAGATCCACAGGTTCAATCATCAGATGGTAAATGGGTGCCTGCTTTAGGCTATCTTGACAAAGTTGAAGAAATAATCGAGAAGTCAGCCTCAGGCTCCATAACTCAGGCCGAATTAATGATGGTCAATAATTTGGATTTGGCTGAGCTAAGACGCTACGAAGAAGCCCGAGAACTGTCTAAAGATCTGCTAAAAAAATGGCTTGTTGAATATAAATTTCGTGACTGGCAGGTTCATGAAACTAGTGTTTCAAAACTGGGTCAGCCTGTAACACAAGATGAAAAGATAGAACGAGCCCGGGAGATTGCTACTGTACTTTCAGACAATAAAAAATGGCACTCTCACAGCAGAACAATCGGAATCAATACTATAGTTTATGATCTAAGGCTAAAGATAGAAGATTACACCGAACAGCATGATATGCGTTTAGCAATAAACGAGTTGCATAAGCTGTTGAATGAATTCAGGTATAAGACAAATAGAGAAATCGTAGCTATAAGTTCTGTACCTTTTTAATCTTGTCAGCGAAGAATTTTAACAGAGGAAGCCAGATGACTCGTGTTCAGGCGAAACCAATGCATGAAAAAGTTGCGGAATTGAAGCAGGTTTCTGTTAGCCGCAACCAGAAACAAATGATTGAAAATCTTAAAGATTTAGGATTATTAAATGCACCCAAATTTACTTTAGCGTATGGACCAACAGCACAAGTTTACCAACCACGCTAATCTATAAAAAACCCGGCCACCGAGCCGGGTTTTTATTGTCCTACTCTTCCAGCAACTTCACCGCCAGTTCCATCACCTGAATCTGATCTAAATCCCACTTATCAATCCCCTTTGAAATCTCCGTTCTTATCACGTCAGCTATGGCTACCCGCCTGGCTTCGTGACCTTCGGCGATCATGGCAAACACAACATCCCCAACGATACGGCACATCTCCTGATAGCGCAGTTGTGCGGCTTCTTCGTCGTCCATACCAGTCACCCTGTTTGATGTTTTTTTGAGCATGCCACATGCATGAAATGCCGACTAAGGCCATGAATATCGCCGATAGGTACAGCATTACCTTACAAATCAGATCACCTTAACTTGACTTAATAGTAAAGCAATGTTTTACTTACCCCATAGCAACAAACCACCCAGGCATGGAGCCCACGAAGTAGCTGCCGGCGGCATACGAAACACCGGATGAGGTGGAGAGATCAACGCGCAGTAGGTTTAAACGTTCCGCTGGCCGGCGATAAGGCAATGAGGGTGAGATGAGTAAGGTAAAGGTGGCGCCTATTGAACTCGAAATAAACGCCACGGAAGTAATCAATCAGGTCGAGGAACTACTGGGGTTACTTGAGCTTCCAGCCCGTTCCCTTGAAGGCATCCCTGAGGATGTCGTCAACCTGCTTTTTGACAACATCCGTCCCTTGCTTAACGACATCGTCCTTAGTGATTTCTCGACCACAGTTGGCACAACTGACGCCAACAAAATTTGTATCAAAGTCGAAATCATCGGGACGCTTGAGCATCTCGCTTCCGCAATCAGGGCAAGCAACTTTCATCGTTGTCAGTTTTGACATTTTTATTTCCTTGCTGGCTGTGTGAGAACTACCAGCATACCACCGAGCCTGAAGTGGTTAAAAGACAGGCATAAATGAGGTGTTGAAATGAGTAAGCAAGGCATCAGAGCCATGGTCATTTCGGCAGTTATTGGGCTCTTCATCTGGATCGCGCTCTTCTGCGCGCTGTGGGAGATTCTCTAATGGTTAAAAAATATAGGGATGTGCAGGTTATAGACCTGCTTTGTATTTATGAGGTTCAGGGAGAAGAAACTCCATGTGACGCTGACAATCAGGAAGTCGTCCTTGAATCAGCAACCTACGAATGGTTAACAGGTACTTTATGACTGGAAGCCTATTCGCCCTTGTCCTCACCGTAAGCATGCTGACGGGCGGTAATCAGGATGTCCTGCTCGGCGTTTACGACAGTGAGAATGACTGCAAGGCAGCTGCAGAAGAGCAACACGTGAAAGCTGAATGTTATCCGCTGAAAGGTGTACTGGATGAACATCCGGCCGGGTTCACGGTGCAAATGTAGGGGGAGGAATGCAGAAGAAATGCGGTTACTGCCGTAAAGCAATCGAGGGAAAACCAGTAGTAAGCACCCTGTTATATCTCCAGGGGAACCAGCTCGCACGGAAAGAAAAAGAGTACTGCTCTGAACGCTGCGCCTCTTACGACCAGATGGCGCACGAGAGCTAACGTAAACCCGCCGAAGCGGGCTGTACGTCCGGTGCCACCGACCAAAGTTACACCGGAAATTACCAAAACCAATGACCACCCTGAATGGGCGCTACCAATGGCCCGGGGGATTCTACATCCAAAATAGAGGCTATCACATGGAATATTTTTATCTGATAAAAGCGACTCAAAAATCGGGTAAAGCTGATGCCGTAATCTGGCGCACTAATAAATCAGAAGCTCGCGCCCTTCTGCAACTGGACGTCGATCTGGAAGACACTGGGATCGAAACAGGCCGCGGCAAAGACTATCAAAAACCAATTCGTACCGATTTCCCGGTATTCAATGACCTTCCGGCGGAAGGTGTTCTCGATTACTCATGGTGCGAACGCTACCAGCTCGGCGACGATGGTCGCACCTGGGCTCTGAAACCCGGTCAGGCGCCTGCGAATCATCACATCGATGATGCCGGAGCCGTTAGTGGCGATCTGGTTGATGCCAATACTACTGGCGACGCGGCACAAGGTGAGACCGTGGAAACTTTCGGTAGCGATGAATACCAGGACAATTCGAGCGCGCTTTTTAACGTGGCAGAACTCCCCTTTCGCGCTCAGCTGCTGGCGCAGTACATGGCCGAAGAACATCACGTTTATCATATCAGCATGCCTCACCGGCAGGAGCTGTCAGTTCTTGAAATGGACACTGATAATGCTGCCGTCCAAGATCTGATTCTGGCCGCCGAGAATATCCCTGAAATCAAAAAATACGATATGCCGGCGCTCTGGAAATTCACCAGTGCCAATAAAAAAGTCTTCCCGGAAGGGAAGCGGCATGAGCTCGGCAAGCGTATCCAGTTTGCAAAGCTGTGGTTTGCCACTAACGCGATCGACCGCGGCATTCTCACCAGGGAATGGGCTGCCGGTAACTGCATTTCTTCGGTTTTGAAAACTGATGCAGGAACTAATGCTGGCGGCGGTAATAAAACCGATCGCAATCCTGACTACACCCATACCCTTGATACGCTCGATGTAGAAATAGCTCTGGCCACAATGCCAATGGATTTCGATATCTACAATTTCCCCGCATCAATTCACCGCCGGGCCAAAGAGATTGTCCAGAAGAAAGAAAGTCCGTTCAAGGAATGGTCTGCAGCGCTGCGCAAGGTTGCAGGCATCCTGGATTATTCCCGCGCCGCCATTTTTGCCCTTATCCGTGGCGCCACCAGCGATATTCACCATTTCCCGGTAAGTCTGCAGACCTATATCAATGCGAACCTGACCGAGCATAAGCATGACGCCCCTTCTACTGAGACGCTTGAAAAAGCTGGTCATGTTTCATCTGCCGCCGTCACTCTGGACGCTGTGAAAAAGGCTATCGATGGAGATGAAGGTGTGCCTGACCTGGAAACTCTCCCAACTGACTTTCAGGTAATTGGCACCGAACTGGTGAAAGAAGCTCAAAAGAAACGCCCTGACGCTAATCAGGTTCTGGCCGCCGAACGTGGCGAATATGTCGAAGGCATCAGTGACCCCACGGATCCGAAGTGGATAACCGAAGACCTGACCAAACCCAAACAGCCTGAAGTTTCAAACATGGGCAATGGTGTTTTTTCGATTGATGGTCTGATGGATAGCCAGCCAGCACCAGCACTTTCTATCGTGGACCAGGCGCGCCAGCGCGCTGCAGAAGAAAAATTACATCCAGCTAATTCCGGGGAAACCACCAGCGATGTGCAGATGGAAACGGCTCAGCCGGTCGAAGACGAAAATGATAATGCGGTATCAACAGGCGAAGGCGCTGATGAACCTCCTGCGCAAACAACTACCGTGAACATGAGCGAAATACTGGCTGAACGCTGCCCGGATCTTACCGCCGAAGTGCTGAAAAGCCAGGTTTCTGAGAATGCTCACAGTGATGATGAGGAAGATGCTGAACAAGCAGCGTCAGCATGGCCGGAGTATTTCGAGCCTGGTCGATATGAAGGCGTGCCAAATGAGGTCTACCACGCCGCTAACGGCATCAGCTCCACGATGGTTAAAGATGCGCGGGTATCGCTGATGTATTTCGAGGCGCGCCACGTATCCAAGACCATCCAGAAGGTACGCTCCCCTGTTCTGGATATGGGAAATCTGGTGCATGCACTGGCGCTGCAGCCTGATCAGCTGGAAAAAGAATTCAGTATCGAGCCGGAAATCCCGGAAGGCGCCTTCACCACTATGGCGACGATCCGCGCATTTATCGACGAATACAACAACGGGCTTCCGGTTTTACTCAGCGCAGATGACATCAAAAGATTCCTGGAGGAATACAACGCGAACCTGCCCGCCCAGGTCCCCTTGGGTACATCAGTTGAAGAAACCGGCCAGGGTTATATGTCTTTACCTGTTGAGTTCCAGCGCATTGAAGACGGTCAGAAGCAAACCGCCACCGCAATGAAGGCCTGCATCAAAGAATACAACGCCACCCTGCCCGCCCAGGTGAAAACCAGCGGTGGCCGCGATGCCTTACTGGAACAGCTGGCGCTTATTAATCCTGACGTGGTTGCTCAGGAAGCACAGAAGGCGCAGCCCCTGAAAGTCTCTGGCACAAAGGCCGATCTGATTCAGGCCGTGAAATCGGTAAAACCGGATGCCGTGTTTGCCGACGAGTTGCTGGATGCATGGCGCGAGGACCCGGAAGGAAAAGTGCTGGTTACCCGCCAGCAGCTGGCTACGGCACTGGCCATTCAGAAAGCACTGTTGAATCACCCGACCGCTGGCAAGTTGTTGACGCACCCGAGCCGTGCCGTCGAGGTGAGCTATTTCGGCATTGATGAGGAAACCGGGCTGGAAGTTCGCGTGCGCCCTGACCTTGAGATAGACATGGGCGGCCTGCGCATTGGTGCGGACCTGAAAACCATCAGTATGTGGAACATTAAGCAGGAAGGCCTGCGCGCGAAGCTGCACCGGGAAATCATCGAGCGCGATTACCACCTGAGCGCGGCTATGTACTGCGAAACCGCAGCCCTTGACCAGTTCTTCTGGATATTCGTCAACAAAGACGAGAACTACCACTGGGTCGCCATCATCGAGGCATCCGAAGAACTGCTGGAACTCGGCATGCTGGAATATCGCAAAGCAATGCGTGCCATCGCGAACGGTTTCGACACTGGCGAATGGCCGGCGCCGATTACCGAAGACTACACCGAAGAACTTAACGATTTTGATATGCGCCGTCTCGAAGCGCTGCGCGTACATGCATAAGGGGGAACAGTCATGGAAAACACTAACATTGTTACAGCCGAACAGCAGGCACCAAACACCATTTCAGCTAGCAACGCGATCTTTAACGTTCAGGCTCTCGGTCAGTTAACTGCTTTCGCAAACCTTATGGCTGATTCACAAGTGACAGTGCCAGCTCACCTTGCAGGTAAGCCAGCTGATTGCATGGCCATCGTTATGCAGGCTATGCAGTGGGGCATGAATCCCTATGCAGTCGCGCAAAAAACGCATCTGGTAAACGGCGTGCTCGGATATGAAGCCCAGCTCGTTAACGCGGTAATCGCCAGTTCCAGCGCTATTAACGGTCGATTTCATTATCGCTACGGCGGCGACTGGGAACGTTGCACAAGGACGCAGGAAATTACCAGGGAAAAACACGGTAAAAATGGGAAATACAGCGTTACAGAACGAGTGCGGGGCTGGACTGATGAAGACGAAATCGGGTTATTCGTCCAGGTCGGCGCGATTCTGCGCGGTGAATCAGAAATCACCTGGGGGGAGCCACTTTATCTCTCTGGAGTCGTCACACGTAATTCTCCTTTGTGGGTTTCTAACCCGAAACAGCAGATCGCTTATCTGGGCGTCAAATACTGGGCACGGCTGTATTGCCCGGAAGTCATCCTGGGTGTTTACAGCCCGGATGAAGTTGAACAAAGGACCGAGCGAGAAATAAACCCGGCGCCGGCGCAAAGAATGTCTGTGGCAGAGATCACCAGCGGAACAGACATCACCACCAGCGCGCAGGATTCAGCTCTCAATATTGATTCCCTGGCAGATGATTTCCGTGACCGCATTGAGCGCGCCGAATCGGTCGATGCAGCAAAAGCCATCAGGGCGGATCTGGATAAAGAGAAAGCTGTGTTGGGCACTGTTCTTTTCACCGAGCTGAAAGGTAAAGCCGTGCAGCGTTATTTCATGGTAGACGCCCGAAACAAAGTTGAGGCCGCGATCAACTCTCTACCTAATCCCGGAGAACCGGAAGCCGTCGAACTGTTCGCTAAAGCTGAAGGCATTCTCAACGGCGCGAAACGCCACCTCGGTGATGAACTGTATGACCAGTTCCGCATCACCCTGGACGACATGAAACCGGAATACGTGGGCTAAACAGATTGGGAGGTGAAACTCTCCCGATTAAGGAATGTATATGCGATTGATTAATCGGAGCAAGCACTCCCCTCTGGGCCGCCAGGCGTGCGATGCGGCGCTGGCTAAGCACGTAGAACGTTACGGCGATTACGGACGCAGCCAGATGAAAGAGACGTATACGGTGCAGATTGAAGGAGTAAAGGTCTGGGTGGAGGTGGTGAACCGTAAAGCGAGTTACGTGGCCACGGCTATGACCGGCATGCGCCGGTTGAGAGCCCTCCCCGGGCAGGTCGCCTGATAACGAATTATCAATCCACTACGGCACGCATGCTTATACTCGGCATGTCGCCAGAGAGGTTTATATGGCGCAGATCATTTTTAATGAAGAGTGGATGGTTGAAAAGGCTCTGATGGCACGAACTGGCCTTGGAGCCCGGCAGATTGAAAGTTACCGGCAAGGAGCCTGGATAGAAGGCGTTCACTTCAAAAGAGTTTCCCCTTCTGGCGAAAAAACTTTGCGCGGGACTACCTGGTACAACTATCCGGAAATTAATAAATTTATCCGGGATTCGTAAATGGCAACACTACCTACAGGCGTGGAGATTCGTGGTAACAGAATATGCGTCTGGTTTATGTATAAAGGTAAGCGCTGCCGCGAAGTGTTAAAGGGGTGGATTGTAAGCCCCGCAAACATAAAAAAAGCTGGTAATTTAAGAGCGGTAATTACCAGCGAAATAAACATGGGGGAATTTGATTATGGGCGTCGATTCCCCTCATCCAAAAAGGCAGTAGCGATTAACACCACGTTACAGGTGAGCACATTTCATGAACTGTGTGAACTGTGGCTTAAAATTAAAGAAACTGAAATCAGCGCCAATACTCTAAAGAAAACAAAATCCCAGGTTGATACAATAATAAAAATCATGAACGGAAACACTATGCTCACTGCTATTGGATATAGTGACGTTCTTAATTGTAGAAACGAATTGCTAACAGGAGAAACCTTCTATTCAAAAAACAAGCGTAAAAATAAAAAAGGCAGAACAGTTTCGACTGTCAACAATTATGTTTCTTTACTGTGCTCTATTCTGAGTTTTGCGTACATGTCGGGTTTTATCCAACATAAACCATTTGAGAGCGTAAAAAGCCTACGTAAAACAAGGGCTAAACCTGACCCACTTACAAGAGAGGAATTTGCTGCCCTCATGGCAAGTGAACGAGGCCAAAGCCAGAACATGTGGAAATTCGCCGTCTATTCTGGTGTGCGGCATGGTGAGCTGGCGGCTCTGGCATGGGAAGATGTCGATCTGGATAAGGGCGTGATACACGTTTGCCGGAATCTTACAGCAAACGGCATGTTCGGCCCACCAAAAACAGCGGCAGGAAACCGGACGATACAATTGCTCGGCCCTGCCCTGGACGCGCTGAAAGCGCAGCATGAACTGACAGCTGGACATCCGGTATCCACTATCACGTTTCACCACAGGGAATACGGCTCAAGCGAGGAACAGAATTTGCGATTTGTTTTCATGCCACGGAGACGAAAAGGCGAGCAAAAACCCTGCTACTCGCACAGCAGCATAGGCAGCAGATGGGAAGCTGCAGTAAAACGCGCTGGCATTCGCCGCAGGAATCCGTACCATACGCGGCATACTTTTGCCTGCTGGCTCCTGACGGCTGGCGCAAACCCGTCTTTTATAGCCAATCAGATGGGGCATGAAAACGCGCAAATGGTGTACGACGTTTATAGTACATGGATAGAAGAAATGAACGGCGACCAGGTTTCTATGTTGAATTCCCGGCTTGGGCTTTAA